CCGCGCCCTCGTCCAGCCCGAGAGGGCCGACGAGCCTGCTGCGCCCGTTGATCTGAGTAAGCCGCCGCCTGGTCCACCACAACCACCGTGGCCGCCCGAATGGAGGCCGAACGCATGAGGGACCGGGCCGACGAGACACCCCGAGCCCGCAGGAGGTGAGCGGCCGTGAGCGACATCAAACCCGGCGACCGGGTACGCATCCGAGACGCATACGGCCACTGGCGTGACGCCACGGCGCTCAGCGGCGAAGAAGACACCCACGACATCGACCCGAAGACCGGGAACCCGCGCAAGATCCACGACTTCCCCGTCGTCTGGGTACGCACCCGGCCCGGCGGCGACCCCGTGCCCTGGCCCGCCGAAGACGTGCAGCCCGCCGAACCCGCAGGAGGCGAGCCCGATGGCTGACCCGCAGTGCCCGAACGGGCACGGACGCATGCTGCTCCGCGACCCACCCGGCGGGCACACACGAGAGCAACGCTGGTGCGGCATCTGGTACGACTGCCCGCCCGGCCCGCCCGGCCATAGCTGCGAATCATCGGTACTGATCCCGTCTGCGGAACTACTACTCGCCCACGAGGATCAGCGGTGACCACGCCCGACGACCAGGCGGCCAGTGCGGTCGTGGATGCGCTCAACGCGTGCGAGACCTACCTGAACTGCGCACAGGACGGCACACCCTGCCAACTGTGCACCGAAGACGCCGCCCACGTAATCCTCACCGCCCTCCGCAAGCTCGGATGGGCGCCCGCCCACGACACAGCCGAACGGATAGCCCGGGCCATCGAAACCGCGGCCGGACCCGGCGCCGGGTTGGACAGCTTCGGCACCGGCATGCTCCGCGCCGCCCGCATCGCCCGCGAACACGGCCAGCCCCGGGGCCGCCCGTGAACCGCGGACAGCACTGGCAGGCCGCCACCGACTGACCTACCCGGAGGAGAACAGACGTGGGATCATGGAGGGGCAACGGCGAGACCGCCCGGAGTTGGCACCTCCAGGCGGCCTCTGAGCCACTCCTCCACACGGCGAAGGAGGGCCTGACGTGAGTTTGACACGTCCGCCCCATCACGGCGATTCCACCCCCGCAACCGGCGGCGGCGTCAGCGCCGTCCCGGTCACCTACCGCGACGTCCGGTTCCGATCCACCCTCGAAGCCGACTGGGCCGCCACCCTCGACACCCTCGGCATCACCACCTGGTCCTACGAACCCGAGGCCGTCCGGCTCCCCAGCGGCGAGCACTACCGCCCCGACTTCTGGCTACCCAAGCGCAACACCTGGCTCGAGGTGAAAGGCCCCCACAACCTCGGCCTGCAGAAGACGATCGAGCTGTACCACCAGCTACGGATCGACCCGTGGGACCACCGCGACCCGTTCGTCGTCATCCTCCGCGCCCCCGAACGCGGCAACGCCACCTACGAGGGCATCACCGACACCGCGGAGATCGTCTTCCGCCACTGCCACGGCTGCGGGCACTTCTCGTTCATCGACCTCGACACCGCCTGGGTGTGCCGGGTCTGCGGCCAGTGGGCCAAAGCCCACGTCTCACCCGACGCCACCGACCACGAAAGCGGCACCCTGCCGTTCACCCGAGCGGGGCGCCTATGACCACAACGGCGCAGCCCGCCTACGACCTCCTCCACACCGCCCTCGCCTGGCACGCGATAGGCGTCTGCATCGTCCCGGCCGCTGGTGACACCCCCGGTGCCAGCGACTCGAAACAGCCATGGCCGGACAGCCCCGTGTGGACGCCGTACAAAGCCGCCCGCCCCACCGAGGACCAACTCCACCGATGGTTCGGCGGCGACCGGTACAGCGGCCTCGGCGCCGTCTGCGGGCAGGTGTCCGGCAACCTTGAACTGCTCGAGTTCGAAGGGCGCGCCATCCAGGAAGGACTGCACAAGGAGATCGCCGACATCGCCGACGCCTCCGGGCTCGGCGACCTGTGGAAACGCATCACCCGCGGCTACTGCGAACGCAGCCCATCCGGCGGCATCCACCTGCTGTACCGGGTCGACGGCGAACCCGTGCCCGGCAACGCCCGCCTCGCGGTCCGCCCAGCCACCGACGACGAGCTCACCGACCAGGAACGCGCCGTCCTCGCCGCCAAACCCGGCAAGATGTTCACCCGCGTCCTCGTCGAGACCCGCGGCGAAGGCGGCTACGTCGTCGTCGCCCCATCCAACGGCGCCACCCACCCCAGCGGCCGGCCCTGGACACTCCTCGTCGGCGGACCCGGCACCCTGCCCACCATCACCGCCGACGAACACCGCGCCCTGCACGCCCTCTGCGCCATGGTCGACCGGCGGCCGACAACACCCGCCCCGGCCGAGCCAGCCCGCAGAGACACCAGCGAGCCCGCCGGCGAACGTCCCGGCGACGACTTCAACGCCCGGGCGTCCTGGGACGACATCCTCACCCCGCACGGCTGGACCGTCGTCCACGGACACGGCCACTACCGGGTCTGGCGGCGTCCCGGCAAAGACAAGGGCGTCTCCGCCACCACCGGGCGGAACGACGGCGACAACCTGTGGGTGTTCTCCACCTCCACCGAATTCGAAGCCGAGAAGCACTACAGCAAGTTCGCCGCCTACACGCTGCTCGAACACGGCGGCGACTACCGGGCCGCCGCGAAAGCGCTCCAAGGTGACGGCTACGGCGGACAACGGCGACCACAACCCCGGCCGGCATCCCACACCACCCCGCCATCCACACAGGATCCACAGGCTGAGGACGAAGACGCCGACCCGCCGCCGGCGCACCTCGCCCCGATCCCCACCTACCCCACCGACGCCATCCCCGGGCCGCTCAGCCACCTCATCCGGTCCGGAACCAGGGCGGGACTCCCGGCCGCCTACATCGCCGCCGGCGGGCTCGCCGCGCTCACCTACGCCGCGCTCGACTGCCGCATCACCATCAATGACCGCTGGACCGAACCGGCGACCCTGTGGATCGCCGCGATAGGCGGCGCCGGCACCGCGAAGTCACCGGCCGTCAGATACGGATGGCACCCCATCGACGCCCTTGAGACCCAACTCCGCGGATCATGGCAAGAGCAGCTCGAGTCCTGGGCCAGCCTGCCGAAGAAGGAACGCGGCCCCCAACCGGTCAACCCCGCCCGTCTCGTCTCCGACATCACCACCGAGGCACTGCTGCGCCGTCTCGCCGAAGGCCCCAAGACCGTCGTCGTCGACGAGCTCCGCGCATGGCTCGGCGGCATCGGCCGCTACGGCCTAGGCGGGGCCAGGCAGAAAGACCTCGGCACCTGGCTCGCCCTCTGGCAAGGCGACACCGCGTCATACGACCGCGTCGGCGGCGACGTCTCGATCGTGGTCCCCCGCCCCGTCGTGCCCATCATCGGCACCCTGCAGATCGAGGACCAGCAACTACTGGGTGACGTCCGCTCCGGGTTCCGTTCCCGCTGGCTACCGCACCTCGGACCCGTCACCCTCGCCGGCGATGGCGACGACAACCACGGCGCATGCGCAGACTACGAGGCGGCACTGACCCGGCTCGTCTACAGCAAACCGCGCGGCGAGCTGCGTCTCGCAGAAGGCGACGCCCGCCAAGCGTGGCGGGACGCGCGGGCACGGTGGCGAAGCGAGGCGCACGGCGCGTCCCCCGGCGTGCGCGCCGCGCTCGCCAAAGCCGACAAGCAGGCGCTGCGGATCGCGCTCGTCATCGCCATCAGCCTCGACGCGGCAGGTGACATCGTCCCCCTCGACGCCATAAACGCGGCCGTCGCGATAGTCGACTACGCCATGGGCTGCTGGCGTGCCATGCCCGAAGACGAGGCGCTCACCCTCGACCGGACGGAGGAGAAGCTCATGCCCGCAGTCGAAGACCTCGCGGCCTGGCTTGAGCGGCGTGAGGACCGGCGGGCCAGCAGGCGGGAGATCCTCCTCGCCAAGCCGGCCGGGTTGCGGACGGCGCATCAGCTGACCGTGCTGATGAACAAGTACGAGGCCGTCTACCCGGGGTCGATACAAGAGGAGCGCACCGGCGCGCGAGGCCCTGCGGCGATCGTCGTGTACGCCCCCCGACGATCACCCGAAACTGTTGATGTCAATAGTTTGGGTGCCACTCATATCTCTCTCGCGCATCAGCGACTGTCGAAAAACAGCAGGTCAGAGACTTACTCCCCAGAGAGAGATCATGAAAAAGAAACTGCTCCCGCGTCAGCAGTTCCAACAGTTCAGCAGTTAATCGACGGGCAGGAAACACCGCAGGTCACCCCACCACCAGACCCCGCAGACCACCCCCGCCAACAGTTGCAAACAGTTACCGCCGGCGCCTGCGAATCCTGCGGCTGGCCCACCGACTCCACCGCCCACGCTGAGAACTGCGAGGTCGACTGGCCATGACCAACGACGCGAACGGTGCTGGCCGTGACCTGTGCGACGCCGACGGCAACACCGGCCCCTGCCGCTTGCCGGCCGGCTGGGGCACCGACCACGTCGGCATCGGCCGTTGCAAGCTGCACGGCGGCTCGACCCGCACCCATGTGGCCGCGGCGCGCCGCCGGGCGGCCGAGGTGTCCATCGCGGACTACCTCGCGGAGCGCAACCTGCCGGCCGACCAGCCGCCCGGCCTGGTGCTGGCCGAGCAGCTCGCGCGCTGGGTGGGGCAGGTGACGTATCTGCACGCGATCGTCGCGCACCTGCCGCCCGACGGGCTGAAGCAGGCCGACATGTCGGGGCGGTTCGAGAAGCCGGCGGTGTGGGTGGAGCTGCTGTGGCGGGCCGAGTCGGAGTTGCGGGCGACGGCGAAGGTGATGGACGACGCCCGGCTGGGGGACCGGATGGTGGCGGTCGCGGAGCGGCAGGGCGACCGGCTGGCGGAGGCGCAGCGCTGGATCCTGGCCGAGTTGGGGCTGGATCCGGACGAGGAGGCGGTGCGGGCGGTGGTGGCGGCTGGTATCCGCCGGTTGTTCGGCGGTCAGGGTGAACTCGAGGCGGGAGGCGCAGCATGAACGGCGGGTCGTGGGTGGAGGGCGAGCACGAGATGCCGGACGGGTTCGTGCCGCCGTCAGCGTCGCTGTCACCGCTGGTGCATATCCCGGATCCTGACGGGGGTTCCCTCTGCGGGGAGCGTCACGCCTGGCTGGTGTTGTCCACTCGGCAGGCCGACCTCACCTGCCCGCGCTGCTTGGCGGGTCCGCCGATCCGGGTCATGTCGTCGCCGCCGACTGAGCCGGCGCAGCCGCCGTCGCTGGACCCGGACGCGGCGGACGAGCGGATCGTCGGCACCGAGTCGGGTGTGTGGATCGGCCCGGATCGGACGCTGAAGCTGCGGCCGGGCGACCAGCCGCTGCCGGTCCGCAACGACCGGCGGGACATCCAGTCACAGGTGATCGCCGACATCGAGGCCCGGCGGGAGGTGGGGATCGCCCGGTACGGGACCGCGTTGCAACCGCACAACGGGCGGGACGCGCTGCGGGACCTGTACGAGGAGCTGCTGGACGCCGTGATGTACGTGCGGCAGGTCATGGCCGAGCGGTCCGAGCCGATCCCGAGTGTCGAGCTGGCCGAGGCCCGCCGGGAGGCGCAGCGCCAGGCCGATCTCGCGGCCGAGCTGCAGCGGCAGGTGCGGGCACTGGAGCGGCAGCTTGAGCGGAGGTCGCCGTGATCGGCTGGACGTACCTGGAGCGGGGCCGCCCGGTGACGGTGCTGGTGCGGTGGGGGCCGGGCGGGGGGCCGCGGAACGTGCTGGTCCGCCGCGCCGACGGCGAGTTGGTGGTGCGGCCGTTCCGTGGTTTGCGCAGGGTGCCGCCGTCCGCGCCCGCTGGGCTGGCCAGGAGTGCCGAAACTGCCCGGTCTGGTGTCAGGGGCGCGGGAGGGGGGTCGGGGGCCGCAGAGGGGCGCACAGCGGCTCACGATGACGGGGAGGTCGAGTCGTGACCGACCGTTGCGAGTTCACCGACCTGCCGGTCGACCAGTGCGCGCACTGCCTCGGTCTCGCCGCCGAACCGGAGCGGCTGGCCGAGGACCGCGCCGCGTACCTCGCGTCCGACCGGTGGACCCCGGCCCGGTTCCCCGGCCGGTGCGCCGCGTGCGGGGAGTGGACGATCGAGGAGGGCGACCCGATCCGGCTCGAAGAGGGGCTCGGCTGGTACGGGGCGTTGTGCTGCGACGACCCGGACGAGACGGGGTGACGGGCGTGATCTGCGCCAGGTGCGGCTACCACCGGGACGAGTGCGTGTGCCCGGACCCGGACTTCTACGACCCGGAGTGCCCGGGATGCGGCGCCGATGACGGCACGTGCTGGTGCTTCGACGAGTTCGAGGACGACGACTGGCGGCCAGCGCCGCGGTCGACGGTGACGTTGGACGTGCGCGGAGGTGTGCTGTGAGCGTTCACCGGTTCCTCGTCACGACGGCCCGCGCTGAGGCGCGCTTCGACATGTGGGAGGCCACGGCCGGCTACGCGAACTGGCTGGAAGGCCGGGTCGCGGGCAAGGGCGGCACCCGGGAGACGTGGCTGGTGACCGTGTTCGACGTGCACGCCCTGAACTTCCTCACCGCCGCACGACGGCTCGACACGGTCACGGTCGAGGAGATTCACGGCGCAGGGGACGACGAGCGATACGTGCTGCGCGTCGGCGAGCCGGGAACCGGGTGGGTCAAACCGTGACCGCCGTGACGTTCGTCGCCCCTGCGCGTGAGCCGTGGTCGGGGGCGCACCTGCTCGACACCGGCCGCGACTGCGCGCTGCCCGGTGCCGGTGAGGGGCATCTGTCGGGGTGGACGGTGTGCGGGCGGGAACTCAGCCCGGGCGAGCTGTGGCGGGTCGTCGAGCCGGGGGACGCGCAGCCGGTGTGCGGCGGGTGCCGGGGCGTCGAGACGCAGGAGGGCATGTGGTGACCGTGGTCTGGCGGCCGCTGCCGCATCGCGACCGTGAGCCAGCGACGAGACGGAGGCGAGACCAGCCATGAACGACTGCCGCTGCGCCTGCCGGTCGGCCGTCGAAGGGGAGATCGCCCAACTCGATGCCCAAGCCGCGCACATCAAGCTGAGCCCTACCCGTCAACCGGCGGCGCTCCGCGAAGCCCAGGTGCTTGAGGGACTAGCTCGGCGCTTCCGCCGTGCATTGGCCGACGCGGACCTTATTGAGGCGGCCACAAGGGAAGGATCTGCTGCGTCCGGGGAGGCCGTGTCGTGACCGCCCGCCTGTTGCCCTTCCCGCTGCAACTCCAGCTGTGGGGGCACGCCGAGTGGGGGGTGTTCCGGCCGCTGGACCAGTGCTGGGAGGACGGGGCGACCTGGTCGTACGGCGGACACCGGCTGTGGGACGCAACGGCCGACGACGTGCAGGCCGAGCTCGTGGTGCGCGACCCGGACGGCGCGGTGCCGGTGCAGTTGTGGCGGGCGCTGCCGTACGTGGCCCTGCCGCACGGGCACGCGCACCCCGGGGGCAGGCTGTGAGCGACTGCCCAGGAGTTTGCAACGCCGCGTTCCGGCGGGCGGAGAAGGCCCGCGCCGAGCACGGTGCCGAGCACGACCTGAAACCGCAGCCGGGCGCGCCGGTGTGGTGCCGTCGCTGCGCCACCATCGTCCGGGTGTGTCTGCACGAGCTGGACGACCTGGCGGCGATCCTCGAGGCCGAGGCCGCCGGGAAACGCGGGCAGGCCGGCGACAGGGTGTCCGGGTCCGCCGGGTCGCCCAGCCCGGCGCCGAAGGTCGACGACGCCGAGGAGATCGTCGCCACCCTGGAGGGCTGGGAGTCGGCGTGGCGCGACCGCCACGGCTGGCCTCAGAAGCCGCTCAGAGGCCGTAGCGGCACGAGGAGCATCGGGTGCGTGTCGTGGCTCGCCCGGCACCTGGACGGCATCCTGGCCGACCCTGACATGGCCCCCGACTTCGGGACGGAGGTGCTCAGGTTGCACCGGATGGCGCAGCGGGCGTCGTCCACGTCTCCGGACATGGTGCGGAAGCCGCTGCCGTGCCCACGCTGCGACCGACGTTCGCTGATCGCGAAGGGCGGCGCGAAGCACATCGAGTGCGAGGCGGAGGGCTGCGGCCGGTTGCTCACCTTGGACGAGTACGACGAGATGGTGGCCGCGACGGCGAGGGCGGTGTCGTGAACGCGCCGCCGTACCGCGATGGGCGAATCCACGTCATGGCGGACCGTTGCTCGACATGCGTGTTTCGACCGGGGAACCTCATGCATCTTCGGCCGGGCCGTCTCAAGGATCTCGTAGAGACCAACCGTGCTCGCGACGTTGCGTTCGCCTGTCACCAGACGCTGTACGGGGGCGACATCGGCCAGGCGATCTGCCGCGGGTACTTCGATGCCTACGGGGATGAGATCACTCCGCTTCGACTCGCCCGCGCATGGGACATGATCGTGTTTGATGCGGAGGTCGAGTGACCAACGCCCGCTTCTCCGACGTGCCGGATGTGGCCCGGTCGTGGCTGACCGTGGCCGAGGCGGCGGCATACACCGGCCGATCCGCCCGCACCGTGCAGGAGTGGATCCACGACGGGCGGCTGCGGACCATCGACCTGGCCGGGCTGCGGCTGGTGCCCAAGAGCGACGCGCTGGACGTGGAGCGGGAGACGCGGCGGGCGATGCGGCGCGGCCGACCTGGTGCGAGACACGCCGGGAGCCGGGCGGAGGTCGCCTCTTGACGACCTTCCGCGTATCTTGGCCTCAGCATGGGTGATCTTCGCCCACGCGGCGGGGTGGAGGAGTTCGGTCGTCCTCATCGGGCCCATAACCCGAAGATCGCCAGTTCAAATCTGGTCCCCGCGACCAGCCCCGGCCACCTCGACCCGGCCGGGGCTTCCGCACGCTTAGGAGGCCGTCGATGTCCGAGCAGCCCGCCGAACCTGTCCAGCCCGAGCCCGACCCCGAGACGCAGCCTGAGCCCGCCGCCGATCCGGCGCCGGCCGAGGACGAGTCCGGGGCCGACGAGTAGCACGCTAGCTGTCTGGGGTCGGGGTTGTTCCCTACGCTGCCGGCCCCGGCCCCGGGCCCTTGACCGGGAGGCGGTGACCCGGTGTGGGAATACCGGGCCGCGCTCCTCGACGTGCTCGACGGGGACACGATCCGCGCGCTGGTCGACCTCGGCGGGCACGTCCGCGCCCAGTGGGACCTGCGCCTAGCTGACGTGACCGCCCCGGAGCTGCGGCAACCCGGCGGGGTGGAGTCGCTGGAGTACACGCGGGCGTGGATGGCCGAGCTCGCCTCGGTGCGCTGGCCGTTGCTGGTGCGGACGAGGGTGAACCGGAACCCGGAGCCGGAGGAGCTGCGGTCGTTCATCCGGTACGTCGCGGACGTGTACGACCTGCATTCGGCGCGGCACCTGAACGGGGAGCTGCGCGCGTTCCTGGTGCTGCACCCGGAGTGGGGGCCGGGGTCGTGAGGTCGCGCCGGCTGCTGCTGTTGGCGCACCGCCGCCACGCCCGCGCGCTGTGAGGTGGACCGGTGTCGCTGGATCTGGCGTTCGAGTACGCGGCGCGGGCGTTTGAGCCGAAGACGCCGCGCCGGGCGGCGCCGCTCGCGGAGCTGGCCCGCATCCTCGACCCGCGGACCGTGCAGACCCCGGCGCTGGACCGGATCGACGCCGAGCTGGACCTGCTGTTGGACATCCCGGACGGCCGGCTGGTGATCTCCATGCCGCCGCAGGAGGGCAAGTCGGTGCGGGTGGCGAAGGTGTTCCCGGTGCGGGCGTTGCAGCAGGACCCGGACCGGCGGATCGTGGTCGCCTCCTACGGGCACGACCTGGCCCGCCGCAACGGCCGGTCGATCCGCGACGCCATCGTGGGGCATCCGGAGCTGGACCTGCGGGTGCGGATCGACGTGGCGGCGCAGCACGAGTGGCAGGTCGCCGGGCACGACGGCGGGGTGTACGCGGCCGGTATCGGCACCGCGTTGACCGGCCGGCCGGCGGACCTGATGGTCATCGACGACCCGATCAAGGACCGCCGGGAGGCGGACTCGGAAACCTACCGGCAGAACGTGTGGGACTGGTGGCTGGAGGTCGCCTCCACCCGGCTAGCACCCGGCGCGCAGGTGGCGGTAGTCGCCACCCGCTGGCACGAGGACGACCCGATCGGCCGATTCCTGGCCGCAGAGGACAGGCACCTGTGGCGGGTGCTGAACATCCCGGCGCAGGCCGACCACCGGCCGGAGAACGGCGAGACGGACCCGCTAGGCCGGGAACCGGGCGAGTTCATGACCTCGGCCCGCGGCCGGACGGTCGCCCAGTGGGAGGCCATCAAGGTCCGGTCCGGGGCCAGGACGTGGGCCTCGCTGTACCAGGGCCGCCCGTCCCCGGCTGAGGGCGGCATCCTGAAGCGGGGCTGGTGGCGGAGGTTCGAACATCCGCTGTGGATCGACCGCGACGACGGGGCGCGGCTGATCCCGGGGCATGACCACGAGCTGGTGCAGTCGTGGGACATGGCGTTCAAGGACACCAAGGGCTCCGACTTCGTGGTGGGGCAGGTGTGGATGCGCCGCGGCGTGGACGCCTACCTGCTGGACCAGGTGCGCGGCCGGATGTCGTTCACGGACACGTGCGCGGCGGTGCGGTCGCTGTCGGCGCGGTGGCCGCAGGCGGTGCTGAAGCTGGTGGAGGACACGGCGAACGGCCCGGCGGTGATCAACGCGCTGGCGCGGACGGTGCCGGGCCTGGTGCCGGTGCAGCCGGACGGCAGCAAGCTGGCCCGGGCGTCGGCGGTGTCCCCGTTCGCGGAGGCGGGGAACGTGCATGTGCCGGCGGACGAGCTGGCGCCGTGGGTGGGCGAGTGGGTCGAGGAGCTGGCCGCGTTCCCCAACTCGGCGCACGACGACCAGGTGGACGCGTTCAGCCAGGCGATCAATCGGCTGCTGCTGAATCCGCTGCTGGAGGAGCAGATCGTGGAGGACGAGTCGCTGGACGACGCGTTCGCCTACATGGCCAGGTACTAAGCGGGAAGGCGGTGACCGGTGGCGGCTAACTCGACGGCGCTCGCGGAGTCCGCCGCCGCCCTCGGCAACGAGATCACGCATCTGTCGGAGGCGCTCGGGCAGGAACGCGAAACCAACGTGCTCCTCCTCGAAACCATCACCGAGCTGGAGCTCAGCATCGAGGATGCCGGGTGGCGGCGGCTGGCGGCCGAGGGTCAGGTCGAGTTCTCCCACGACGGGCTGCGGCGGATCGCCGCGTTGTGCCGGCTGATGGCCATCAAGTCGCCGGTCATCAAGCGCGGCTTGGCCCTGCGCCGGGTGTACGTGTGGGGTCTTGGGGTGCAGATCCAGGCCCGCGCGGACGGCTCCGACGGGCAGCAGGACGTCAACGGCGTCGTGCAGGAGTTCCTCGACGACCAGGGCAACCGTGAGGCGTTCACCGGTGAGCAGGCCCGCGAGGAGTGCGAGGGCGAGCTGGCCGAGACCGGCAACTTGTTCCTCGCCTGTTTCACGTCGCCGCGCACCGGCCGGGTGCAGGTCCGCACGGTGCCGTTCGAGGAGATCGCGGACGTGATCTGCAACCCGGAGGACCGCGGCGAACGCTGGTTCTACCAGCGGGTGTGGACCACCGTCGAGCTGGACGCGGCGACCGGTGTGACCCGGCAGCAGACCCGCACCGTGTACTACCCGGACCTGCACTACCGGCCCCGTCAGCGGCTTCCCCGGCAGATCAACGGGCACCCGGTGCAGTGGGACGCGCCGATGCTGCACGTGCGGGTCAACGGGCGGCGCGGCTGGAAGTTCGGCGTCCCGGACGCGTATGCGGCGATCGACTGGGCCCGGATGTACCGCGAGTTCCTCGAGGACTGGGCGCGGCTGGTCAAGGCGCTCAGCCGTTACGCGTGGCGCACGACCGCGAAAGGCAGCAAGCAGGCCGCGGTGAAGAAGACCATCGCGACCGCGCCGGGCACGGACGCCACCGGGGCGCCGCTGCACGCCGGCGCGACCGCGATCATGGGCCCCGACCAGAGCCTCGAAGCCATACCCAAGAGCGGCGCGACGATCGACTCGGAATCGGGTCGGCCGCTGGCCGCGATGGTCGCCGCCGCGCTGGGCGTGCCGGTGACGATGCTGCTCGGAGACCCGGGCGTCACCGGCGCCAGGGCAACGGCCGAGACCCTCGACAGGCCGACGGAGCTCGAGGCCGGAACACGCCGGGCGCTGTGGGCGGCCAAGCATGTGGCGCTGCTCGACTACGTGGTCGACCAGGCTGTGATCGCGGCGCAGGGCCCGCTGAAGGGCACCGTCGAGTGGGACGAGGCGGGTCGGCAGGTCGTGACCCTGGCGGACGACACCGAGCGCACGTTGGAGATCACGTGGCCTCCGCTGGACGAGGTCGACGTGTCGCTGCTGGTGAAGGCCATCAGTGAGGCTGACGCGACCGGGAAGATGCCGGACCTGGTGACCGCGCGGCTGCTGTTGCAGGCGCTCGGCGTCAGCGATGTGGACGAGATCCTTGACGAGATGACAGATGAGGACGGCGAGTTCGTCTCCCCCGACGCCTCTGCTGGCCAGGCGGCGGTGGACGCGTTCCGCCGCGGCGAGGACCCGGCTCGGCTTGTAGGCGACGGGGATGAGGAACCTGAGCCTGCCGAGGAGCAGGTGTGATGCGCCGGTTCACGCTGGTCCGCGAGGTCGACCCGTCCGGTGTGTCGGGTGTGGGCGTGGTGGCGTGCGGGGTGCAGTTCGACGACGGCACGGCGGTTGTGCGGTGGCTGGGGGACCGGCCGTCGACGGTGGTGTGGCAGTCGATCGAGGACGCGCTGGTCATTCATGGGCACGACGGGCTGACGCGCGCAGAATTTCTGGATTGACGTGGGCGATGTGGCGGCGCTGGTGATCGTCGGGGTGGCGCTGCTGGTCGCTGCGGCGGCGTACTGGCGGGCGGGCCGGGGCGGCTGAGGCGATGCTGACGGTGCTGACGGTCGTCCTGGCGCTCGCGCTCGTCGCGGTCCTTGGATGGGTGCTGGCCGTGGTGGAGCGGCCGGACTGGCGCGATCGCGGCATGTACTTGGATCCGGACGTGCCGCCTCCGGTGCCGGTGGACGCGCCGCTCACGCAGCAGCCTCCGGTGGACTACGACGGCTGATGGCGGTCACCAGGGAGACGCTGCGGCTGGCCCGGCGGCTGCGCATCGACCTGTCCCGGCAGGTGGATCAGCGGACCCGCGAGCTGGTACGGGCCTGGAGCAGGGCCTGGGACGAGGTGTCGGACTCGTGGGACGCGGCCGTGGCCGAGCTGCTGGCGGTGGGCGAGGGTTCCTGGCCGTCGCAGGCGCAGATCCTGCGGGTGTCCAGGGCGCAGCGGGCGCTCGCCGTCACGGCAGAGCAGCTGCGCGACCTGGCCCGGTTCACCGGGGTCACGGTCAGCGGTGACTTGGCGGGGATCGTGGGCGAGGCCGCGGCCATGCAGCCCCGGCTGATCGTGTCCCAGCTGCCGGTCGACAAGGCCGACGTGGCGAGCATGGTGGCCCGGTTCGACCGGGTCGACCCGCGCGCCCTGGAGGCGATCGTGGCGCGCACCACGCAGCAGATCACCGCCGCGACGTGGCCGATCTCGGTGGAAGCCTCGGAGGCGATGCGCCGCACTCTGATCCGCGGCGTCGCGGAGGGCCTGAACCCGCGGGCTGCGGCCCAGCTGATGCTGCGCCGGCTGGAGGGCGGCTTCAACGGCGGCCTGACCCGGGCGATGGTGATAGCCCGCACGGAGATGCTCGACGCGCACCGGCTCGCGGCGGCGCAGGCTCAGCTGGCGAACCACCAGGTGATGGCCGGGTGGACGTGGCTCAGTGCCTTATCGCCGAGAACCTGTCCGTCCTGCTGGAGCATGCACGGTTCGGTGCACCCGCTGACGGAGCCCGGTCCGCTGGACCATCAGGCGGGCCGGTGTTCCCGAATGCCCGCAGTGAAGAGCTGGCGGCAGCTCGGTTTCCAGATCGACGAGCCGCCGTCGCTGCTACCCGACGCTAAGACGGTGTTCGACGCGCTGCCCGAGAAGGACCAGCTTCGCGTCATGGGGGCTCAGCGCCTTGAGCTGCTGCGGTCGGGTCGGGCCCGGTGGGAGGACTTGTCGCAGCGCCGGTACACCCCGGAGTGGCGGGCGTCGTTCGGTGTGAGACCCGTAGGCCAGCTAGTGAGTGCGTGAGGAGTGTGCTGTGGCGACGAAGAAGGACGACGAGAAGGCCACCGACCCCGGGACCGCCGCGTCGGTGTTGCGTGCGTCCGGTGAGGAACCGCGCGGCGACGATGTGGCCGCGGCGGGGGAGTCGAAGCCCACCGAGACCGCCGATGTGGCCGCGGCGGAAGACGAGGACGCGAAGCCGAAGCGGTCCCGGTCGAAGAAGCTGACCGTGCGTTCCACCCAGTTCGCGGAGAAGGCACGCAAGTTCGTCGCCGACACCCGCGAGGCGTTGGACGACCTGCTTGACGAGGCGCAGGCCGCCCGCTCCGAGGTGGAGCCGGAGCGCGACGAGTACGCGCTGATGCCGTCGGTGAACCGGGTCATCGGCTGGGAGGGTGACCTGCGGCGCGCGTTGGAGGGGTTGGACTCGCACGCGCAGGATCTGACCGTCGCGGTCGCCGACGTGGAGGCCGCCCGGTCGCAGGTGAAGGCAGCGGAGAAAGCCGAGTCCTGATGGACGTGGTGACGCTGCTGCTGCTCCTAGCAGCGGCGGTCTGCTTCACGTTGGCCGCGTTCGGCGTGTCCGCGCGGGTCAACTTCATCGCGCTGGGGTTGCTGTTCTGGGTGTTGGTGCCGTTGCTCGGAGCTGCGCTGGCGGTCGGCTAGACCGTCTCGGGATGCACCCCGCCGGGTGGGACGAGTAGCACGCACCCGGTGAGTTCGCACACGTATTCGGCGTGGCCGCCGCCGTGGTCGAGGGTGACGACGGCGAGACGCCACATGTGCTCGCAGCCGGTGTCGTCGTCAGCGGCCACGGCTCTTGACGATCACGATCCCGACCGTACCTAGCGCATTGAACGCGAGTGCGAGGAGCGCCAGCGCGAGCGTCCAGTCCATCCGTTGATTGTCGCACCGGGAGGCCGGATGCCCTGGGATGTGGTGCGTGGCGGTGGCACATGCCGGGCCGACCAGTGGGCTGTGGTGCGGCGCGGCGGGAAGACCGTGGGCTGCCACGACAGCGAGCAATCCGCGAAACGGCAGCTCGCAGCCTTGAATGTCAACGTGAGGGAGTCCGGTGTGCCGAAGATCACCACGACTGCGGCGTCACCGGTCGAGACGCTGATCGAGCAGGCCCGCGAGACCGGGCTGCTCGATGAGGCGAAGTACTCGGCGCAGCAGCTTCGCGACCTGCTCGCCAAGGGCCACGCGATCAAGAACGATGCGGGTGACCCGTCGTACCCGATCGACGACGAGGAAGACCTCGGCCGCGCGATCCGCGCCGTGGGGCGGGGCGGTGCTGGGCACAACCGGATCCGCAAGTACATCGCCGGCCGGGCCCGGGCGATGGGCAAGTCGGACGCGGTCCCCGACTCGTGGGGGAAGAGCGGCGGGCTGAAGGAGTCTGCGCTCGCGGAGACCACCCCGCTCGCGGAGGCGGTGCGCGGCACCCCGACCGGGCGGCGCATGCAGATCCAGATCGCGTCACCTGGGTGGGGGTCGAGCGGCTACTACTCCGAGACCGTGCTGAAGCAGGCCGCCGCCGACGCCGTATTCGGCAAGGATTTGCCGCTCTACGTGGACCACCAGACCATCTCCGAGTCGCAGGACCGGATCCACGGCGAACGGTCCGTGAAGGACCTCGCGGCCCGGTTTGTCGAGGACGCCCGCTGGGATGGCACCGGCCTGGTCGCCGAGGTGGAGGTCACCAACCCGGCGTGGCGCCCGGTCCTCGCCGAGATGCGGGACCACGTCGGAGTGTCGATGCGCGCCATCGGTCAGGCCGAGATGGGCGAGGCCGAGGGCCGCGAGGGTCTCCTCGTGCAGTCCATCGACCGCGCGCTTAGTGTCGATTTCGTCGCGGAGGCCGGGCGGGGCGGGAAGGTGCTGGCGCTGCTCGAATCGACGCGGACCGAGCTGGCGGAGGCCCGGAACGTGGGCGGATGGCTGGAGGCCCGGCTGCACACCGCGTTCACCGAACTCACGGACGGCATGTACGGCGACGGCCGGCTGACCCGCGAGGAACGCATCAGCCTCAGCTCCGGGATCGGGGATGCCCTGGCCGCGTTCACGGCCCGGGTCGAGGCGGACGCGCCGCAGCTGTACGAGCGGGATCCGTGGGCCGACCCGGCGCCGGTCGCTGCAGCGATGGAAGAGACGAGCAAGGGCGGAGCACCGCCAACCAACATCCCGAAGGAGGCTTCCGTGTCCGGAAGCAGCACCGGAGCGCCCCCCGAAGGTGGCGGCTCCACCACGACGACGCAGCAGCCGGTCGAGGTCACCGAGGCCGCAGCCCGCGTCGAGCAGCTCGAGAAGGACCTCACCGAGGCGCGGGCCGCGCTGGAGACCCGCTCCAACCACCAGGTGCGCGCCGCCGAGGCGGAGCGGCAGCTGACGGAGTCCCGGGGCGAGCTCGCGCGGCTGCGGGCCGCAGAGGTGGCCCGCACGCAGACCGCGGCCGCGTTGGCCGAGTCCGGTTTGCCGGAGCCGGCGTTCGCCCGGGTGACGGCCGCGGTGGTCGGGCACGAGGGCCGCGGGGTGCCGCTCACCGAATCCGCCACCGTGGACGCGGACAAGCTGAAGGCCGCGATCAAGGCCGCGGTCGACGCGGAACGCACCTACATCGCGTCGGTGGCCGAGTCCCTCGGCATGGGCGCGGTGCGAGGGCTCGGCGGCGACGGGAAGGGCGCGGAGCTGACCGAGGCCAAGTTCGAGGAAGGTATGGCTGCCCTGTACGAGGTGATCGGCATGGACGAGAAGACCGCCAAGATGGCGGCGCGAGGGAGGGCCTGAGCGATGGCCAAGAACCAGGTGTACGCGCCCACGAAGACCCGCCCGCTGACCTGCACCCAGCCGGCCACCCCAGCGTCCGGTGACCCCGTGCTGTGCGGGCAGATCCCCGGTGTCGCGCTCATCGCAGAGAATGCCGACGGCGATACCGTCTGCGCACTCGACGGCGCCTTCAACCTGTCGGTGCAGGGCGAAACCAACGCCGACGCCGGCAGCGCCGTCGCCAAGGGCGACATCCTCTACTACGACTCCGCCGAGACCGTGAAGATTAACAAGGACACCACCGGTGTCCGGTTCGGCTACGCGCTCGGCACCGTCGGGTCCGGTGCCACCGCCACCATCCCCGTCGAAATCGGCTACTGAGGAGCGATCGAGACATGACTGCTACCGCAACTCTCGACGCCCTCGGCCTCGACAACCTCACCGAGGTCGGCTCGTGGAAGGCCGAAGACGCGTCCACGCAGGCGATCTACGGTGGGGAAGGCGTCAACCTGTCCGCCCGCCGCAAGCGCCGCGGCCCCGACCCGCACTACCAGCGGGACCTGCTCGAGGTCGCCAACCTGTACGCCAAGGTGCTCCAGGGCAACCGCCGCGCATCGGTGGACTTCGCCGAGGTCATGTCCACCTCGGACTTCGCCATCCTGTTCGCCGACATCGTGGACCGGCAGATGCTGGCCCGGTACGCGTCGGCACCGATCCAGTGGGACCGGATCGCGCGTCGCGGTCGAGTCCGGGACTTCCGCACCGTCAAGCGGTTCACGTTGGACGGCGCTGAGGCGACCCTCGACGAAGTGAAGCAGCTCGCGCCGTACAAGGCCGCGGCGCTGACCGACGCGAAGTACGAGTACGCGGTCAAGAAGTACGGCCGTCGACTCCCGCAGTCGTGGGAGACGCAGGTCAACGACGACCTGGACGCGTTCCGGGACAACCCGGACCGGCTCGCCGGGGCTGCGCGGCGCTCGGAGGAGCGGTTCGCCACCGACCTGTACGCCGGCACCACCGGCCCCGACACGACGTTCTTCGCGAGCGGCAACAGCAACATCGTGACCGGCAACCCGGTCCTGTCGATCGCCGGGTTGCAGACCGCGTACCAGGTGCTGGCCGCGCAGCTCGACACCGACGGGAACCCGATCTTCGTCGAGGCTGTGACGCTGGTCGTGCCGCCCGCGTTGAAGGTGACGGCGAACAACATTCTCAACGCGATCCAGATCGAGACGGTGGAGCAGGGTGGCACCGCGAACCAGCGGCTGATCGCGCAGAACTGGATGAAGAACGACGTGTCGCTGCTGGTGAACCCGTGGCTGCCGATCATCTCGACGACGAACGGGAACACGTCGTGGTACCTGTTCGCCTCTCCCGGTGTGGGTCGGCCGGCGATGGAGGTCGGTTTCCTGACCGGGCATGAGCAGCCAGAGTTGTTCATGAAGTCGCCGAACTCGATCCGGATCGGCGGTGGGCTGACTGCGCCAGAGGACGGGGACTTTGACACCGACGCCATCGACATGAAAGTGCGGCACGTTTTTGGGGGAACGTTGATGGAACCCAAGAGCGCCGTCGCGAGCAACGGAACCGGCTCCTGATCGTGGCTGACCTGCCGTCTCCGGTGACGGTGAACGATCTGCTGGTGCGGGCCGTCTACGACCGGCTCGGGGAGCAGAACGACCTGCTGCGGGAGTTGCGCGACCGGTGGGCGGCCCCTCCGCCGGCACCGGCCGCGGAACCCGCGGCGGGCGAGGTGGAGCTGCTGGAGCCGTCCGCGCCGGGGAAGACACGGCCGGCCCAGCAGCCTCCACGTAAGCGCGCGGGTAAGACCGCGGACTGAGCGTCTTCTCGGGGCCCACACGGAACGGTGCCACGACCATGTCAAATCCGTATCGCGACAAGCTGCTGTCGGTCGGCTACCTGTCCCGGGGCCGCACCCGCGCGAAAGTTCGTGAGGGCCGCCGCGGTGACGGAACCCGGGTCAAGGCGACCACCGACGAGCTGGGGAACACCACCACCGAACACGCCACCCGCGACGACCGGGTGGACGTGACCGTCCGTCCCCAGACTGTGCGTGCCACCAGGGACAGCAGCGGGAGACTGGAGAATATCGAATGAGCGACGACGGTCCCCGCAACTACGGGGACGCCATCAACCAGGCCCGGGAACTCGTCAACCAGGGCCGGCTCGTCGACCCCGACGAGCACTACCCGTATAAGCACGCCGATGTTTCGGCGCTGGTGGAGGAGAACCCGCCCGCCGGCCCGGACGGCCCTGACGACGACCGGGTCCGCATCCGGGACCTGATGTCGCAGGACATCGCGGACGCGTCTCGGGACTACATCGACGCGCAGGCCGCGTATCTGCGCGATCCCGGCGACGCCACCCGCGGCGCCTACCACGATGCGCGGGACCGGTTGATCACCGCGAGGCAGGCGCATCGGGCGAATCGCCGCAGCGCGGCCGTGATCGGGTTCAGGGGGGCCGAGTAATGGCCGTTACCGTGAGCGGGTTTTTCGTCCAGAACTTCATCGACGAGCTGGACGCCACCAACGTCGGCCTCGATCTCACGCTCACCACCCACAAGGTCGCGCTGCTCAGCAACGCAGCCACACCCAACTTCGACACCGACGTGACGTGGGCGGTCACCAACGAGGTGTCCGGCACCGGCTGGGCATCCGGCGGGATCCTGTTCTCCGCCGCCGCCGCCGGGGGCACGTCGCTCGCGCCGACGCTGACCATCAGCCCGGCCGGCACGATGATGTGGGACATGAACGACGTGTCCGTGGCGTCCACGACGCTCACGAACGCCCGCGCAGCGCGGATGTACGCGGACGCGTTGACGACGCCGACGGCGGACGCCCTCATCCTCCTGATCAACTTCGGGGCGGACTACTCCACGAACAACGGCACCTTCGGGATCCAGTTCGCCGCTGCTGGTGTCGGCACCTGGGATCTCACCCCGTAACCGCATCGAAGTTAATGAAGCCACGCCTGCGCCCGTCCCGACAGCAATGACGACATCCACGTCTACGGCGACCGCCACGAGTTGCTCGTGACATGCCGTACTCGCAGGGAAACATCCGCATGTTCTGCCGCAACAGCGATGGAACCGAGGTTACGGCCACGGTCTTCTTCAAGACCCAGAACGGGAACATGGAGCAGATCGTCGTCACGAACGGATCGTCCACGCTGGTGCCGAAGGTGATCCTCCGTAAGGGCGACCTGTCGCAGTCGTTCGACATCACGCCGCTGCTCGGCCGGACGATCACGAAGGAAGAGATCAACCTGTTCGGCGTCATTCGCATCACGGAGTTCAACAGCCTTGAGATGTCCTGCGGGTGATCCATGGCGATTGCCCAGGTCCAGAAGCAGACGGGCTCATCGGCTGACACGTCGTCCGTCTCTGCGACGTTCGGCGCGGGCCCGACGCAGAACAACCTGCTGGTCGCCGTCTATCACAGTAAGGACCACTACCCGACCACGCCGACCGGCTGGACGAAAGCCGCCGAGATTGAGTCGTGGGGCGTCCTCACCTGTTTCTATAAGACGGCGGGCGCAGCTGAGTCGTCCACGGTCACGGTCAGCGACGGGACCGGGACCAGCTACCAGTCGCTGACGATCCTCGAGTACAGCGGCATCACCACCACCACACCGCTGGACAAGACGGCCACGGCGAGCAGCGGCGGCAATGTCACCACCTCGCAGGCCACCGGCACCACGGCGACTACCGCGCAGGCGGACGAACTGCTGATCGCCGCAGTCGGTGTCGAGTACGGGGCTGGCATCGTCTTCAACAACGCGTGGACCAACTCGTTCACCCAGCAGAGCAACGTCACGGGGAACCTTCTCAACGAGGAGGGGTCTACGACAGCGCACCGGATCGTGGCGGCGACCGGTACCTTCACGACCACCGAGACGTGGCTTAACAACGCCCGCTCCGAGGGCCTGATCGCCACGTTCAAGGCGTCATCTGACGGCACGGGCGCCACCGTCACGGCGGCCACTGTCGCGACCGTTGCTGCGGTTCCGGCGGCGACGGTGCGGGCGGGGGCCGTCGCGACACCCTCGGCGGTCGCAGCAACCGCCGCCGTACCCGCCGCTGCCGTGCAAGCTGGGTCCACGCTGACCCCGTCGACAGTGGTCGCAGTCGCGACGGTGCCGACAGCGGTCGTGTGGGGCCCGCCGACCGGGCTCACCGCCACCCCCGTGACGGCCAGCCAGATCGACCTGTCGTGGAACGCGCACCCGATGGCCACCGCCTACGACATCGAACGCGACGGGGTTGTCATCGCCACCGACGTGGGCACCACCAGCTACCAGGACACCGGCCTGGCCGGGTCCACCACCTACGACTACCGGGTCCGTTCCGTGCGCTGAGATGAGGTTGGACATTGGCCGAGCTGCAGCCGCGGTACCCCGCGTGGTCGCCGGACCGGCAGTTCGACCCGCAGGAGCCGGTGTACGCGGAACGGTTTTGCGCCTGCGGCGGCATCTTCCGGATGCGCGCCCGCGCCGGCGACATGGGCATGCATGTGGCGTCGTTTGAGCACCGGCACTGGCAGTCGAACGGCGGGTTCCCGGGGAAGACGTGCGCGCCCGCGACGAAGGCTGAGGCGCTGGCGGAGCACGACCGGTTGGCGTTCGCGTCGCGGCTCGAGGCGACCACGAAGGCGGCGCAGGCGGAGGGGTTGGAGGGTGGGGAGCTGGCGGCGCGGGTGCAGGAGTTCGTCGCCTCGTACCAGCCGCGGCAACGGCCGAACTTCGACGTCAACGCGTCAGCGGAAGACTAGGGGGCGGTCAAGATCGCGAACGCCATCTACGACAAGGCCCGCAAATCGTTCGCTGACGGCAACTTCGCGTGGTTGACGCAGAAGACCAAGTGGTATCTGGTGGACGCTGCGGACTACACCGTGGACCTGGTGAACCACGAGTTCCTGTCGTCGATTGCCGCCGCCGGTCGCGAGGAGTCCGTGCAGGTCTCTACGACGGGCCGCACGTCGGACACGGGTGTGCTCGACCACGCGGACATCACGTTCACCGCTGCGGCCGGCGACCCGTGCGAGTACCTGATCTGCGTGAAGGCCGCTGTCGCGGACGCTGACGCGGACCTAGCGGACACGGCGCAGCGGCTCATCATCTTCATCGACACGGCGACCGGCCTACCGGTGACCCTCTCCGGCGGAAACGTCGTGGTCGCGTTCGACTCAGGCACCAACAAGATCGCGAAAATCTGACCTTGGAGGTGTCGCGGCGCGGGTTCCTCGGCATGGCCGCGGCGTTCCTGTTGCCGCTGCATCACCGTCCCGACCACAAGCCGGGCCCGTCGCCCACACCGACCGACGGCGTCTACGCGGACGTGTACTCCGACACGTACTGAGGGGTGGGTGACGGATGGCGCTGCTGCCGACGAACGTCGCGGGCGGGCAGACCGGTCACCTCAGCCACAGCAACCAGGCGTACAAGAAGCTCAACAACGCCTGGGTCGATGCGGTCGCCGACTTCGCGGCGGTCGGTGACGGCGCGGCCGACGACACCACGGCGGTGCAGAACGCGTTGAACGCGACCCCGCAATACGGCACCTGCCTGATGGGTCGGCACAAGATCACCGCGACGTTGTCGCTGCCCCGCGCGATGCGGCTGCTGGGCACCGAACACGACTCCGGCCTGTACGCGTCCGGCTCCAACTTCTGGTTCTTCGACCCCACCGGGTACGACTACCTGGAGGCCGAGAACCTCACGTTCGACGGGAACTACCCGACCCGCACCTCCGGCACCGGGTTCGCCCTGTCCGGCTTCACCAACGTCACGTTCCGCAACTGCGCGTTCAAGAACATCCCCGAGCACGGCATCACCCTCACGAACTGCCAGCACGTGCGGATCAAGGACTGCGTGTTCGACAACCTGAAAACCGCCGGGGTGTACGTGCTCGACCCCGGCGCCGGGAACACAAGCTCCGACATCTGGATCGAGGACAACTTCTTCAACAACTGCCAGGCCGGTCGCACCGCAGGGAACGCCGCGATCCAGACCTTCGGCACCGCCGTCGGCACAATCACCCGCCTGCACATCCTCCGGAACCGGATCAAAATCCCCGGCCTGGACGGGGTCGGGATCGGGCTGGACTACGCAGAGCACTCCGACATCGTCGGCAACAAGGTGGAGGGGGCGATCCCGCACAGCCCGGACGGCAACGGGGAGAACATCGTCGCCACCGGCCGGTTCAACAAGGTGCTCGACAACGAGGTGTGGAACGCGGGCGGCTCGTCGGGGATCATGACGTTCTGCCTCACCGGGAAACGCGACGGCGAGGGCACCATGATCCGGGGGAACCACTGCTGGGACTGCAACGGCGCCGGGATCGTGGTCACCTCCTGGTCGGACAACCTGGCGTTGAAGGACTTCGACATCTCCCACAACCGCTGCTGGAACACCGGGGTGCGCACCGGCGGGGACGCGCAGGACCTCGGCTTCCAGGAGTATTGGGGCGCCGGGGTCACGACGGGTGTGACGTGGGCCGGTTCCCGGCTGGCGCACAACGACTTCCGTGGGAACACGAACCCTTCCGGGTATCTGCTCGCCTCACCGTCGTCGGGGCTGCTGCGGGTCGCGAACATCCTCACCGGCACCACGATGGACTTCGCCACCGCCAGCATGACGTGAGGTAAGTTGCCGTGGCCATCGCTCACGTCTCCTCGACGGGTTCGCCCTTAGCGAGTGCGATGGGCTCGACGTCGATGGCGATCGCCTACCCGACGGGTGTAGCCGCTGGTCGCTTGGCGATCATCCACGGGTCGGTCAAACTGTCCTCCTCGACGTGGGGTGCGGTCTCCGGGTGGACCCTGATCGGTGAGGCCACCGGCGGCACCGGTACGTCAGCAAACGACGCAGGCACTACCCGGGTCGGTTTGTGGGCGCGGGTGCTGGACGGCACCGAGACCGGTTCGGTGACGGTAACGAATACCGGCGGGGTGTCCTGCGCCGGGGCGATGACGATCCTGTCGAACGCCACCGGCAGCTGGGATTACGCCACGTTCGTGACCGGGGCGGACACCACCCACGGTGCAAACTGGTCAGCGACGTGCGGGGCGTGGGGCTCGGCGTTGGCCGCGAACGACTGGGTGTACGTGGCGAACTCCACCGACACCGACATCGCGCAGTCGATCACGGCGCCGGCTCTAACCCAGACCGGGGCCACGTTCGGGACGTTTACGCTGCGCAACCGGCGGCTGTCCACCACTGGCACCGACTCCGGCGCCTACGCCTGGACCGCATCGGTCACCACCGGATCATCGAATGCACCGACCTGGACACACACGTCCACCACCTCAACATGTGGCGCCACCATCGTGGCGCGTATCCGCGAGGTCACCCCGCCGGTCAGCCCGAAGAGTATTACCAGCCCGAACACTCCGAATCAGCTTGTCGGGTTGGCGGGCTGGTACCGGGCTGGGTCCGGTGCCGGGGTCGCATCAAACGACCCGGTCGATCTGTGGCCGGACCAGTCAGGAAACAACCGGGACCTCGCCCAGACCGACACTACGAAACAACCCACTTACCAGACCGCGGTAGTCAACGGGAAACCGGTCATCCGGTTCGACGGCACCACCGACGTGCTGGTGGCGACGCGCACCTCCGAGACCACCATCTGGCTCACGATCGTGGCCAGGCGTCGCACCGCCACCGTCAACGGGGCACGGCTGCTGATGTTGCGTCCCGAGTTCGGCACCTCCGGGTTCGGCGGCCCCGAGGCCGGCTCGGTCTGGAACTGGTTCCTGAACGAAGACAGTACAGTGCGGGACCTGGGCGGCACGGTCACCAACTGGACCATCCTCACCGTCGTCCTCGCGTCCCCGTCGTCGGCGACGATCTGGCGGGACGGCGCGTTCGTCGCCACGTTCGACCCGATCGACCACTACACGTCCAACCCGGCGCTGGTGGTGGGTGCCGCGACCGACGCCGCACCGGTGGACCTGCCCGGTGATTATGACGTCGCCGAGATCTTTTACTACAACCGGGTCCCGGCCGAACGGGAACGCTCGGAGCTGCACTCGTACCTGCAGGACGAGTACGGCATCACCGTCGCCGACTACACGGCACAACTGGTCGGCCAGCCGACGATCACGACCACGGCACCTGCGGGGGCCATCACTTTCCCGGGCATCCCTGCGCCGGGCTCGTACGAGGACACGTACAGCGACACGTACGAGGCGGAGGTCAACCAGCCGACCGTCACCGGCGGCACGCAAACCGTCGTACTGCAGGGCCTAGGGATCCCGTCCGCGGAGGCGATCCCGGCACCGACGGTGACGGTGCCGCCGACCAGCCCGGCCCCGGCCACTGTGGCGGCAACGGCATCCGCTCCGGCGGTGACGGTCGCCGCGGGGGCGGTGCCGACCCCGACGACGGTCGCGGCGACAGCAGGGGTCCCAGCGGCGGCCGTCGTCGTCAGCGCTGCCGCGGCTCCGGCCACGGTCGCAGGAACTGCGGCCGTCTCGTCACCGACCGCAGCGGCGGGCGCGACCGCGACACCGGCCACCATCGCCGCCACCGCGACGGTGCCTGCCGTCACCATCCAGGCGGGAGCCGTCGCCACACCGGCGACGGTGGTAGTTGCGGCGGCGGTCCCGGCGCCGGTCGTCCAGGCGGGCAACGTTCCCGCGCCTACCACAGTGGCCGCGGCGGCCGCGATCCCCGCGGTCGCGGTCGAGACCGGCGCCACCTTGCTGGCCGCCGCGGTCGCCGCGGCCGCTTCGGTGCCAGCGGTTACGGTGGCCGCCGGTTCCGTCGTCACGCCGGACACGGTGGCCGCGTCGGTGACCGTTCCGGCGCCGACGGTCACCACCGGCGGCCGGGACGTGTCGGACTGGTCCCCGGTCGTCTCGGCCACCACCCAGGCGGGCACTCCGGCCCCCGCCACTGTCTCGGGTGTAATGGCTATCCCGGCCGTCACGGTGCAGGCCGGGGCGGTGGCGACCCCAACCACAGCGAGCGCGGTCGCAGCGATCCAGTCGGTCATACTCGAGGCCGGGGTCACGCTCGCCCCGGCCACGGTCGGCGCCGCGGCTGCGGTGCCGGCGCCCACGGTGGTCACGGGCAACGTGCCCGCCCCGGCTACGGTCACTGCGGTCGCGAGCGTCGGCGCGGCCACGGTCACCACGACGGCGCTGGTCACCCCTGCGACGGTCGGGGCGGTCGCCTCGGTTCCCGCCGCGGCGGTCGCCGCGGGCGCGGTGTCAACACCGGCCACGGTCACAGCAACAGCGGGCGTCCCTGCGGTCGGCGTGGTGGCGGGTGTCACCCTCGCCCCGGCCACGGTGGCGTCCACGTCCACCGTGCCCACCGTCACGGTCGTCACCGGGAACGCCCCCACCCCGCAGACCGTCACCGCCGTAACCACGGTCGGCGCGGCCACCGCCCAGACCGGTGCCACCGCCACCGCCGCGACTGTCACCAGCACAGCGGCCATACCGGCCCCGGCCGTGATCGCCGTGACCCAGGCGGCGCCGCCCACCGTCGCAGCCACAGCAAGCATCGCCACCCCGACCATCACGACCACCGCGGTGGTACTGCCCGGCACCGTCCAGGCGGTCGCTGCGGTCCCAGCCCCGGCGGTGACCATCGGGGCCACTGCGTCACCGGCCACAGTGGCTGGGACCGCCGCGGTGCCGACGCCGACGATGCGGCTTAGCGCGGAACCGGTCACGGTCACCGCCGTGGCTGCCGTATCGGCAACCCTGGTGCAGACCGGGGTGCTCCTGCTCGCCGCCACCGTCGCTGTCGTCGCCTCGGTTGGCGAACCCGTCGTTGTCGTGGCCGTTCCCGCTCGCGGCGCAGCGCGCCCGGTGAACCGCAGCGCTGTCACAACACCCGGCCGCAGCAGTATCACCGTCCTCGACCGCTCGGAGGTGAACCTGCGGTGAGCCCCGTCGTGTATTGGATCGACAAGACCGTCGTCATCGACTGGTCACTCAAGAAGCTCGACGGCACCGCCGCGGCCGGCGCCACCGTCACCGCGACGATGGTGAAACCGGACAACACCACCGCCGCCGGGGACATCCTCGAGGTCGGCCCCGCGGACGACGGTGGTCGGCTGTACCGCATCTCCTACGACCCGCTGGACGCCGGGTTGTGGGTGGCTCGGCTCAAGGCCACCGGCACTGCGGACTCCGCGGACCAGGTCGACTTCTACGTCCGCCCCAATCTGCTCGGCGTCGCGGCGAACACGTACGACCCCGCGACGGACCGCGGATATGTGCGGTTGCTCATCCCGGACACCGACGTGCACGACCCGACCCGGGTCATCTTCACCGACGCCGAGATCGACGCGTTCCTGACCCGTCAAGCGTCCGATGTGCGGCTGGCCGCCGCGCAGGCGCTGGACACCATCGCCTCCGACGAGGCCCTCGTCTCCAAGAAGATCAAGACGCAGGATCTGTCCACCGACGGCCCGGCAGTGGCGAAGGAACTGCGGGAGCGCGCGTCGGAGCTGCGGCGGCAGGTCGCCGAGGGCGACGCCGACGATTCGGGCGGCTTCCACATCGTGGAGTACGACCCGTCAGCGTGGCTTACGGCTGCGGAGCTGGCGGAGTAGCGCATGCGCCGCGCCCACGTTCTGCACCCCGACTGGAGCTCGCACCACCGACCCACCGCGGCCGCCACCATGTCGGCCACCTGCGACATCACCCGCGACGGCACCGGGGACGGCATCTTCGACCCCGCCACCGGCAAGACCACCCCGCCCCCGCGGGTTACCGTCGCCGCCGACGCGCCGTGCCGGGTGCAACGCTCCGCGTTCCCCGAACAGGCCAGAGCGCAGGCCGAGCAGGTCATCACCACCCGCACCTACCTCGTTGCCCTCCCGCACGACGTGCCCGAGCCGAAGGTCGACGACCTGGTGGAGATCACGGCCAGCGTGGACGCCGACCTGGTCGGCCGCAGCCTGCGCGTTCTCGACGTGCGGTACGCGTCCGAGCAGTGGCAGCGGGACCTGATCTGCCAGGACGACCTCGGCTGAGAGGAGGAGGCGACGTGGCCGCATTCGACATGGACGCCGCCGAGCTGCGGTCCCTCGCCGTCGACCTCGGCCGCGCCGCGCCAGCGGCGATCACACAGTCCCGGGTGATCGTGCAGAAGACCGGCCACGGTTTCGTCGCCGACGCGCAGGCGTTCGCCCCGGTCGACACCGGGTTCCTGCGCTCCAGCATCGGCGTCGACTTCCACGGCGACGGGCTCGGTTTCGACGCCGGGCCCACCGCCTCGTACGGACACTTCGTCGAGGGGGGCACCTCGCGGATGGCGCCGCAGCCGTACGTGCGGCCCGCCTGGGACCGCCGCGTCCCCCAAGCCGTCGAGGCGTTCGAGCAGATCGGCGGGCGGGTGCTGCCGTGACCGTCACCGCGGAGGCCCGCACCCACAAGGACGCCATCCTCGCCCTCATCGACGCCATCGCCGGCCTCAACACCTACGACGCCGAGGTGCCGGAGACCCCGCCGCTCGACCCGGACGGACGGGTACACCCCTACGCGGTCATGTGGGGCGACATCGGCACCCGCGTCAACTCGTCCCTCGCCCTGAACAGCGTCGACATGGACTGGCCGTTCCAGGTGACCTGCGCCGGCGGGGACATCGACCGGTGCCTGTGGGCCGTGGACAAGGTGTGCGCCGCGCTGGTCGACGTGTCCCCGACAGTGGCGGGCCGGTCGGTGTGGCCGATCCGGCAGGAGGCCGCCGGCCCCGACAAGCCGATCCGGGACGACCGGATACAGCCCCCGCGCTGGTACGTCCCGCTGCTGTTCCGCACCTACTCCACGCCCGCCTGATCATCCGCCGCTCACGGCCGCCGACCTCGTCGCGCGGCCGTTCCCGTATGCCCCGACGAGGAGACTCGGATGGCACTACTCGCCAAGCAGCAGATCGGCATCACCGGCGCGGCCGTCACCTACAGCGCCGCCGCCGCCTCAGACACGGTCGAACCGGACGACCGGGCGTTCTACCACGTGAAGGTCGGCACCACCGCCACCACCGTCACCGTCGTGGTGCCCGGCTCCCAGTACGGGCAGGCCCGGCCCGACGTCGCGGTCGGTCCGCTCACCAGCACGGACCGGTTCATCGGTCCTCTCATCGCGGATCTCGCCGACCCGGCCACCGGGCTCATCACCATCCAGCACTCGCAGATCACCAGCGTGACCGGCGCCCTGATCCGGATCTGACAGGAGCGAGCTGAAATGCCGAACGAGTTCGTGAAGATGCGGAACCCGGCCAACGGCAGCGTCGATGAGATCCCTGCCGGGGCCGCCGACGCCTACGAACGTAAAGGATTCGAGCGGCTCACCGGCGCCCGCTCCTACGCGCAGGCCGACCAGGAACGGGTCGAAGCCGAGCTCGCCGCCGAGGCCGAGCTGGCGCGCGCCGGGGATGCGGCCGAGGACATCGCCGAAACCGTCGATGAACGCACCGTCGATCAGGTGCTCGCCGACGTGGGCAACGACCCCGACCTCGCGCAGGCCGCGCTCACTGCGGAATGGGCCGGCCGGAACCGCTCCACCCTCACCGCCCAGCTCGAACACATCATCGCGGCCGGTCAGACCGGCGACACCGAGGAGGACTGACCCGTGGCCGATCTCGTTTCCGACGGCAAGATCCGCGTGTATTGGGTGCCCGGCACCGGCGGCATCGCCAACAAGGCCGCCCCCACTGTCGCCGAACTCAACGCGGGGACGCGGCTCGATCAGACGATGACCCCCGACGGGCTCGACATCTCCTTCGCCACCGCCGAGGTCGACAACTCGGCGCTGTCGTCCACGTTCGACACCCGCAAGGCCGGGCGGCGCACCCCCACGATCGGGGTGACGGTGAAGGCGCAGGACGGCACCGACACCATCCTCGGGCTACTCACCTACCAGGCGGAGGGCTACCTCGCGGTGCGCCGCAACATCGACGCGTCCACGGCGTGGGCGTCGACGCAGAAGGCCGAGGTGTTCCCGGTGCAGTGCGGCATGCGGTCTAAGGCATACGGGCCGAACACAATCCAGCGTTTCACGGTCAACCTCTTCTGCACGGCTGATCCGGACGACAACGCCACCGTCGCCGCTTGATCCACACCCACGAGTAGCGGGCCCGGTCACCCTAGCCGGGCCGGGCCCGCGCTTCATCTGTCGGCTAGGGCAACGGCTAGGAGACCCGATGGACATCGACGCGGTCCTCGACGCGTACGAGCTGCCCGAGCACACCGTGCAGGTGTGCCTCAAGGGCTCCCTCGTCGCCGAATACGAGCAACTCGACCAGAGGCTGCAGACCGCCGACCGCGACGCCAGCAGCCTGTCCGCGCCCGCCGAGGCCGTCCAGATCGCGTGGCGCATGCAGGAACTGCGGGAGCAGATGCTCGCCGCGTCCCGCACCTTCCGGTTCCGCGGCCTCGCCGGGGCCGCCTACTCGCAGCTGCTCGAAAGTCACAAGAACGACAAGGGCGAGCTGTCCGAGGACACCTGGCCACCCGCCCTGATCGTCGCCTCCTGCGTCGACCCGGTGATGACCCAGGAGAAAGCGCAGGCGCTGCGCGGCAAGGTCACCGACCGGCAGTGGCAAGACCTGTACGACGCGGCGCTCGCCGTGAACCGGCAGTCGGTCAGCGTCCCTTTCAGCAATCTCGCCAGCGCCGTGCTCCGCACCTCGCCCGAGAACTAGAGGCGGCGGCCCGGTGGGGTGTCGCCCCGTCGCGCTGGCGAGGCCGCGAACCGCGCACCACGACCACCTACGAGTACGACCCCGCTGGTCGGCTGGTCCGGGCCACGACGGCCCGCGAGGCGGAGTGGCTGGACGTCGACCGGGCCGAGACGGTCGCGTTCCTGCTCGAGGAACGGGGCCGCTGCCCCGGCTGCGGGCAGCCGCTGGACGAGTCCACGGCCGACGACGCGGAGGGCGCGTACACGGTGCCGGAGACGTGGTGCCACGCCTGCGCGGCGCACCGCCACGTCACGAAGGATCACGCAGGGGAGCCGGGCTACCTGTCGTGGGTCGAGCGGAAACCACGCGACGTCAACGCTCCGGCCAGCACTCCTTGATCGCCTCGACGCCCACCTCGTCGACGGCGGTCAGGACGTCCTCGCTGGCGCGGAGATCCTGGCGGATCGACTCGCAGTTCTCCCGGAACTGGCGCTGCTCCCACCACTGATAGCCGCCGATGAGCCCACCCACGAGTACCAGCGCGGCGAGCACTACGACCAGTCGCCTCATCCGCCTCCCCCTTCAGCGATTCACGGTAGCCCAGAAGGGAGCGTGACGACCCGTGGTTGACAGATCCGTCAAGGTCACGCTCCGCGCCGACGTGGCCCCGTTCACGGCCGGGTTGAAGGGCGCGCAGCGGCAGACCGAATCCTTCTACGGGTCGATCAGCAAGGGCGAGGCGAAGGCCCGCGCCGCCTGGCAGATGCAGGCGCAGGCCGAGAAGGAGATGGCCGCCGACTTCCAGCAGCGGATGGCGAAACGGCACGAGGCCATGACCAAGGCCGGGGTGGCGCTGACCGCGTTCGGTGTCGCCACCGTCGGCGGGCTCGGCCTGGCCGCCAAGGCCGCCATCGACTGGGAGTCCGCGTGGGCTGGGGTGACCAAGACCGTGGACGGCTCGGCCACGCAGATGGCTGCGCTGGAGTCGGGGCTGCGTGACCTGGCGAAGGAGCTTCCCGCATCCCACGACCAGATCGCCGCCGTGGCGGAGGCGGCCGGGCAGCTCGGCATCAAACGTGAAGCCATCCTCGGGTTCACCCGCACGATGGTGGCTCTCGGCGAGACCACGAACCTGACCGCCGATGAGGCCGCCACGGCGATGGCCCGGATCGCAAACATCATGGGCACCCCGCAGGCCGAGATCGACCGGCTCGGCGCCGCCCTGGTCGCGTTGGGCAATGATGGCGCGTCCACGGAGCGGGAGATCGTGGAGATGGCGCTGCGCATCGCTGGCGCCGGGAGGACCATCGGGTTGACCGAGGCGGACGTGTTGGCGTTCGCGAACGCGCTGTCGTCGGTGGGCATCGAGGCGGAGGCCGGCGGAACCGCGATCTCCCGGGTGATGGTCGACATCGCCCAGTCGGTGCGGCAGGGCGGGGACAAGCTGGAGCTGTTCGCCCGGGTCGCCGGCATGTCGGCCACCCAGTTCCAGGCCGCGTTCCAGCGGGACGCCGCCGGGGCGATCGTGTCATTCGTCGAAGGTCTCGGCCGCATCCAGGCCTCCGGCGGGGACACCTTCGGCGTATTGGAGCAGCTGGAGCTCGGGGAGATCCGGGTCCGGGACGCGCTGCTGCGCACGTCGGGCGCCGGGGATCTGCTGCGCAAGTCGCTGGATCTGGGCGCGCGGGCGTGGAAGGACAACACCGCGCTCGTGGAGGAGGCCAACAAGCGGTACGCGACTACCGCGGCCAGGTTGGCTATCGCGCGGAACCAGCTCAACGACTTCGCCATCGACATCGGGGAGACGTTCCTGCCGGCGGTGGGCGGGGCCGCGGACCGGATGGGGTCGTGGCTGCAGGTGCTGCAGGGCCTGCCCGGCCCGGTGAAGGAGACCGGCTCGGTGGTCGGTGCGCTCGCCGGGGCAGCCTCGCTGGCTGGCGGTGCGTTCTTCCTGGCCGCCCCGAAGGTGGCCGCGTTCAAGGCGTCGATCGCCGATCTGGGGCCGAAGGGGCAGATGTTCGCCCGCGGCCTGTCCGGTGCCGCCGGGATCCTGGGCGGGCCGTGGGGGATCGCCATCGCGGGCGGCATCACCGCGCTCGGCCTGTTCATCGACGCGAAGGCGAAGGCGGCGCAGGAGGTCCGCGAGTACACCCGCGCCCTGCAGGCCGACTCCGGGGCGCTGGGCGTCAACACCCGCGCCCTGGTCGCGCACAAGCTGGAGCAGGAGGGGTCGCTGGAGGTCGCGCAGCGGCTCGGCGTCGACCTGGCTACGCTCACCGAGGCGGTGCTCGGCAATCGCAGCGCCTACGAGCAGGTGCGCGGGCAGCTCGAGGCGTACGCCCGGGCCGCCGCCGACGCCCAGTACATCGACTCGGGGCGGATCAACGACGCGCAGACCCTGATGGACATGATCAACGGCCAGTCGGGGGCGGTGCGCGGCGCCGCCGAGTCATACAAGCGGGAGGCCGCCGCCGCCGGACAGTCCGCCGACGCGGTCGACGGGAGCGCCGCATCGGCCGGCAACGCCGCCGCCGAGACGGGGAAGCTCGGCGCCGCCGCGGACGCGACCACAAGCGAGCTGAAGGACGAGAAGTCCGCCGCCGACCGGCTCAAGGAGTCCATCGACGCGCTCACCGGGGCGCACCGGGCCGCGTACGGCGCCGAGATCAACTTCGAGGAGGCGCTGGACGGGGTCACCGCATCGGTGAAGGAGAACGGGCGGAGTCTCGACATCCGCACCGAGAAGGGCCGCGCGAACGCCCGGGCGATCCTCGGCGCCGCGGAGGCGGCCAGCGAGCACGCGCAGAAGGTCGCCGACGAGACCGGGTCGCTGGAGAAGGGCCGGATCAAGCTCGCCCAGCACCGCGAGCAGCTGATCAGGCAGATGGTGCAGCTCGGCTACACCCGGGAGGCCGCGCAGAAGCACATCGACACGCTGTTGCGGGTCCCGAAAAGGGTGAACACGGACGTCACCGCGGATACGCGTCCGGCGGCGCGGGCCATCGCCGGATTCGAGGCCAACGTGAACGCGATGCTGCGCCGCGTCCGCGGCCCGCACAAGGTGACGGTCAGCGTGTCCGGGAACTTCGTGCAGCGCGCCGGGGGGCGGATCTTCGAGGCCGAGGGTGGGCTGGTCGACTACTACGCCGACGGCGGAACGCGGGAGCGGCACGTCGCGCAGATCGCGCCCGCCGGGGCGATGCGGGTGTGGGCCGAACCGGAGACCGGCGGGGAGGCGTACATCCCGCTCGCCCAGTCAAAACGGGGCCGGTCCGAACAGATCCTCGCCGAAACTGCCGGCCGGTTCGGGATGCGGGTGGTGCCGATGGCCGACGGCGCGATCCTGATGCGTCTTCTCGGGCAGCAGTCCGGGGTGTCCGGCCAGGACCGGGCGCTACGGGAACTGGCGCTGCGCGCGCAGAAGGACTCCACGGCTGCGCTTGCCGGCGGCTACCGCGGTGGCCGCGGTGTGGAGCAGTGGCGCGGCGCCGGACTGCAGGCGCTGGCCGCCGCTGGGGCGCCGTCGTCGTGGATCGGGTCGCTGTTGCGGCGGATGAACCAGGAGTCGGGCGGGAACCCGCGGGCGGTGAACCTGTGGGACATCAACGCGCAGCGCGGCTACCCGAGCGTCGGCCTGATGCAGGTCATCCGGCCCACGTTCCAGGCGTACGCCGGCCGGTATCGCAACCGCGGCCCGTTCATGTACGGCACGTCCATCGACCCGCTGGCGAACATCTACTCGTCGATCAAGTACGCGAACGCCCGCTACGGCAGTGCGCCGCGCGGCTGGAACCGGGCGGGCGGGTACGACTCCGGCGGCCTCGCCCGCGGCGCCGGGTACATCCCGAAGCTCACCCCGGCCCCGGAGCGGGTGCTGTCCCCGGTGCAGACCGCGGCGTTCGAACGGCTCGTCGACGTCATGGTCAAGGGTGGCGGTCAGCCGATCCAGTTCGTGAACGAGGGCGTCATCGGCTCCCAGATGGAGCTGCAGAACTGGCTGGCCAAGTCGCTGGATAACCTGCGGCACCGGGGACGCTGATGGCCGCCATCACCCATGACCTGCGCGTCGACTGGAGCAACAACGGCTCCTTCACCGACGCCGAGGAGAACGTCACCGGCCGGGTGTGTGCCCGACCCGGCGTCACCGTCCAGTTCGGCCGCGACCAGTACCGCGCCCTGTCCCCGGTCGCCGCCGGGGAGATGCGGTTCGAGCTCGACAACGCCTCCCGCGAGTACAGCCCCGAGAACAGCGGCTCCCCGATCGGCGCGAACCTGAAACCGGGCCGCCCGGTCCGCCACCAGATCACCCACGACGCGATCACGTACGGGGTGTTCCGCGGCCACCTCGACGACTTCAACATCAACCCCGACACGAACGTGAAACGGGCGTGGTTCACCTGCCTCGACGGGCTCGCGAAGCTCGTCAAGCCGAAGGTGTCCACCCCGCTGCACGAGGGCATCCGCACCGGCGCGGCGATCGGGCACGTCCTCGACGCCGCCGGGTGGCCGTCCGGGTCGCGGGACCTCGACATCGGCGCGACGATCATCCGGCACTGGTGGGAGGACGGCACCGCCGCCTACGAGGCGCTGCAGAAGGTGCTCGCGTCCGAAGGTTCCCCGGCGGTCGCCTACGTGGACCCGGCCACCGGCAACTTCATGTTCCGGGACCGGCACCACCGGCTGACCCGCGCGGCGTCCACCACCAGCCAGGCGACGTGGCGCGGCTCCGGCGCCGAACCGGTCATGTCCCCGCCGTTCGTGTACGAGCACGGGTACCGGGACATCGTCAACGACATCGCCTTCGAGGTGGACGAGCGCAACGCCGACGGTGTCCTGACGAACGTGTGGGAGACCGACGACGTGATCACCGTCGCCGCGTCGTCATCCGTCATCCGGCACGTGCAGGCGTCGGACCCGTTCAAGGGCGCGGTCGCCCCGGTGGCCGACACCGACTTCACGGTCCTGTCCGGCTCCGTGTCGTCGGTGACCCTGTCCCGCACCTCCGGCCAGTCCACGATCATCACCGTGAATGCTGGCGCGTCGGGTGCGACCATCGGGGGGCTGCGGCTGCGCGCCTTCTCCGCGCCCGTGGTCCGCACCTACAAGATCACCGCGTCGGACGCGGCGTCGATCGCCGATCACGGCTCGGCGGCCCTGCCATCGGGGCTCGAGCCGGTGTGGGCTGGCCGGCACGACGCGCAGGCCCTGGCCGACCTGTACGTGCTGCAACGCGCGCAGCGGGTGCCGATCGTCCGTACCCGCATGACCGGCGGCAACGACACCCGCATCGTGCAATGCCTCACCCGGAAGATCTCCGACCGGGTCACGCTGGTCGAGACCGAGTCGGGGCTGAACGACGACTTCTTCGTCGAGCGCATCGAGCTCGGCACCGACGGGGTCGAGCTGACCGTCGACTTCGGGTTGGAGAAGGTGCCGACGCAGCCCGCCGTGTTCATTCTCGGCACCAGTGTTCTGAACACGGGGGTGCTCGGCTACTGATGAGCGAACTGCGCGCGGTCGCCTTCGTCTCGGCGGGCCGGTGGGTGGCGCGCTGCCCGCGCCCGTTCTGCTCGAACGCGGAGCAGTTCGGCGGCTGCCAGGACGGCTCTCCGGGTGGGCTCGGCGGCACCGCGTTCCGGTGCCGCGAGGAGTACGGCGGCTGCGGGCTGACCTGCCCGGCCGAGTGGCCGCCCAACGTGGAGGACATCGAGTTCCTGCTCGCCCACCGGCCGGTGCCGGCCACCCGCAACTGGGCGCCGACCGAGACGCTGCACGACCTGCTGGCCGAGAACGCGGCGCACGGCATCCTGCCGATGGACCCGGCCGCGCTCGGGTCGGAGCGGCACGTGACGGCGATGCTCATCGAAGGGGACCGCATCGCCGGCCGCGAACTCCCGGCCGGTAGGCGTCTAGAGATCGGGGGCTGACGTGGCCTGGACCGCGCCGCCGATTTTCGTTTCCGGAAGCACGTTGACCGCGGCCCAGATGAACATCCTGTCCGACGACCTGCGGGAGACCGCCTCGGCGAAGGCCACCACGGCGGGCAGCTTCTTCGCCACCACCGCCGCGAACACCATCGCCGAACGCATCCCCACCATCGCCTCGGTCCTCACCTCGCAGACCACCGGCAGCAACACCTACACCGACCTGGCGACGGTCGGCCCGCAGTTGACCGCCGCTACCGCTGCGACGGCGCTCATCATCATCACCATCCGGTCATCGAACAACACCGCCGCGTCCGGCTGCTTCATGGGGTACGAGATCAGCGGCGCCACGTCGCTGGCCGCCGACGACTCCCGCGCGCTGATCAACGCGAGTGGCACCAACTCGCTGTACATGAGCTGGGCGGTGCTTTCCGGTGGGCTCACCGCGGGCAGCAACACGTGGACGGTGAAGTACCGGGTCACCTCCGGTACCACCGGCACGTTCTCCGACCGCCGCCTCACGATCATCCCGTACTGAGCCGAGAGGGGGAACGGCCATCGCCACCGTCAAGACATACATGGGGCAGATGCGGCAGGTGCAGCGCCGCGTCGGGGTGAAAATGGGCTGCGACGTGGACCGGGCGCCGCAGCCGGTCCGGGTGGCGCTGGCCACGGTGCTGTGCCTGATCGCGGTGCTGGTGAAGACCCTCGTTGACGCCGGGGTCATCACCGACGCCCAGTTGCAGGCCACCCTGACAGCGGCCCGCGACGACTTCTACGACCCGGAACCCGCCGAACCGCCGCCGCCGCTCAACGAGCCCTGACACCGCGGCCCCGGTGTGACCCGGGTTCCCCTGAGCCGACTGGGCGGTGGGCATGGATGACCGGGTCCGCTACGCGATCATCGTCGTGATCACCGCCGCGTGGATCGTCAACTTCGCCGCCAAGTTCGTCATCCCCGGCTACGAGCCGTCCGTCGGCGTGGACGGCGTGTTCGGCGTCGTCGTCGGCTACCTGTTCCTGTCCGCGGACCGCGGCCGCCGCGATCGGGACGGCGGCGGATGAGCGCCGCAGTCCTCACCGAGCTGGTGAACTCGGCCGTCTGGTTCCTCGTCGGCATCGCCGCCGGGTACCTCGCCGGCCGGCTGCGCCGCGAGGTCCGCGAGATCCGGGAGGTCGTCGTGGACGACTCGGGTGAGCCGGGCAGGGCGGGTAGTCAAGGCGGCCCCGGTGGGCCGGGCGGGGTCGGCGGCACCGGGGGCACCGGCGGCGGTCACGGCGGCGTGGGCGGCCCGGGGGGCGTGGGCGGGCGCGGCGGGCGGGCAACCTCCCACTGGTGGGGGCAACGCGCCATCGGCGTGGTCGTGATCCTGCTGGCAATCGCCACTGTTGCGCAGGCCGTCGTGTTCGAACGGCAACAGGCCCGGCTCGCCGCCTGCCAGACCAGGTTCGTGGAGGACTTCACCGCCGCGCTGCGCACCCGCGCCCAGATCGGCGAGGAGGACCGGGCCAACCTCAACACGCTGATCCGCGACGTGATCACCGCCCAGCCGGGCAGGGCCCGCGACGTCCTCGCCGTCTACCTGCAACGCCAGGCGGAGCTGGAGGGGCAGCGTAAGGCCGTGCCCCTGCCGACGCTGCCGAGGGAATGCGGGCCGTGAGGCACCGGAGGCTGTCGGGGCTGCGGGCCATCGGTGTCGTCGTCGTCGTCCTGTCTCTGCTCACCCTGTGGGTGGCGTGGCAGCAACGCGGCCAGGATGAACAGATCGCCGCGCTGTATACGGCGCTGCAACGGGAGCAGGCGGCCACCAGGGCGAAGGGCGACCGGCCGGTGGCACCGCCCGCCGAGCAGATCGCCCGCGACCCGCAGATCGTCCCCGGCGCGCAAGGCCCACCCGGGATGCGCGGCGAGCCGGGACAACCGGGGGAGAGCATCGTCGGGCCGCCGGGACCGCCTGGGCCACCGATATCCGCCGCCCAGGTGCAGGCTGCGGTCGCCGCCTACTGCGCCCCGCGCGACGGGTGCCGCGGACCTGCCGGGGCCGGACCCAGCCCCGAACAGATCGCCGCCGCGGTCGCCACCTACTGCAACGCCCGCGGCGAATGTCGCGGAGCTGCCGGCACCGACGGGCGCGACGGCCGGGATGGAACCGACGGGGTTGACGGCGCGGACGGCGTACCCGGGCCGCCACCCTCGGACGAGCAGGTCGCCGCGGCGGTCACGGCCTACTGCGACAGCCGCGGCCAGTGTCGCGGACCCCAAGGCGAACCCGGCGCCGATGGGCGCGACGGCCAACCTGGGCAGCCCCCGGCGAGCTGGACCTACCGCGACGAACTCGGCCGCGCCCACACCTGCGAGCGCGACGACCCGTTCGACCCCGACGCGCCCACCTACCAGTGCGACTGAACGCCGGAGGAGGACACGTGCCCGACCCCGACGACCCCACCGGCCTCGAGGCCGACGACAGCGACGAGGCCACCCTCGAAGGCGACCTCGCCACGGTGGGCGACGACGAATACTTCGCCGCCCTGGAGGACATGCCGGCGCTGCTGGCCGAGGACGGCACCCAGCTCGACCCGGCGGAGGGGGTCCGCGATGAGCGCCGCTGACGTCCGCCGGATGGAAGCGATCGTGGCCCGCATGAAACGGTTCGACGTGCGGATCCGCTACATCGACGGCTGGCGCGACCGCGGCCGCCCCTACACCTTCACCCCGCGCGGCATCCTCGACCACCACGACGCCTCCTCCACCAACTCCGGCACCTGGGGGGCGCTCGGCATCATCGTCGCCGGCCGCACCGGCATCCCCGGCCCCCTCTCCCAGTTCCAGATCGCCCGCGGCGACGAGCCGCAGGTCGCCATCGTGGCCGCCGGGCGGGCCAACCACGCCGGCACCGGCGGTGGGCCCGGCAGGCTCCCGGCAGGCATCCCCAAGGACTCGGGCAACGCCTACCTGTTCGGCGCGGAGAAGGCCAACAACGGGGTTGGGGAGCCGTACAGCGCGGCGACCCTGTACGCGGCGAAGAGCCTGTTCGTGGCCGTTCTGGAGGTCGTGACGTGAAGACCTCGATGCTGGCCGGTCACAAGGAATTCAGCGAGCCCGGCCGGAAGATCGATCCCCGCTACGACATGGACGACATGCGCGCCCAGGTGGAGGCGCACACCCGCAGCGAACCGCCGACACCGATCCCCCCGGAGGACGACATGCCGCTCACCCAGGCCGACGCCGACCTCGTGGCCCGCACCCTCCTGAACGCCAAGATCGGCTCCAAGGGAATCGTCGGGTGGACGGTCGCCCATTGCGTCGACGGCACCACCCGCACCGTCATGGAGGCCCGGGATCTCGCCAAGGCGCTGCCGACTGCGGACGCGATCGCCGACGCCGTGATCGCGAAGCTCCAGGAAGGCAGCCCTGACCTAACCGCCATCAAGCAAGCCGTGAAGGACGCACTCCGCGAACTCGTCGGGCCGCAACCGTGATCGTTCTCGGCCTGGTCCTCGCCCTCGTCGGCTGGCTCACCGGCATCGGCCTGCTCACCACCATCGGCGTCGTGCTCGTGGTGGTCGGGCTGATCCTCGCCCTGGTCGGCTCGGTCGGGCCCGTGAACGGCAGGTGGTATTGATGCCCGCGAAGCCTGGCGTCACCGGCGCCGAGATCTGGTGCAGTTCTCTTGTCCTGTGACTAGCTCTAGATGGGCCGGATTGACGCAGCGCCGATGCGGGCAGGACGTACCACCGTGACAGGCCAGATCGAGACTATGGCACACATGGTCGAGTTCTAGATCATCTGGAATGGGCGCTACGAATAGTTCATAGATAACGCGGTGTGCCATCCTCTTCGCGCCACCCCAAACCACATTCGCGTAACCGTCGGGCCGAACCGATCTCCATTGCCAGCAGTCGTTACTCAGAACGGTGATCTTGTCAATCAAGCGCTCAGGCACATCGCCGATCAGCCTAAGCGTCTTGATCGGATCGCCGTGGGTCTTCCAGCGCCGGTAGTGTAGGTCGCACCAGCTGCGGGCTATATGGGGTCGCTCACAACCATCAATCGCACAGGTTCCTCGTGACCGCTCATGCGTCTTGAGTGGATCTCCATGCTTACGCCAACGTTCATAGTGCGTATCGCACCATCCGCGAGCATGAGCCAGTTGGACGCAGCCATCGATCTGGCACGGTTGGCGTTCTGGGCGTTTCGTCTTGAGCGGATCACCGGTTGCTAGCCACCGCTTGTAGTGGGTGTTGCACCATCCGCGGGCTAGATGAGGTTTCTCGCAGTCTTCGATGGCGCAGGTACGCTCATCCACGTCGGTCTCCTCGCATGAGATCGGCCATGCCCCCGGGCCGTTACAGCGGTCGCGGGGGTCGCAATATCTGTGATCATTCTATCAAGTAATGAGGTGCGACTTTGTCTCCAAAACACCTCGTCAACCAGCCGTCTCCGGCCCCCACCCGCAAGATGACCGCCGTCGGCGGCACCGCCACCGCGGTCGCCCTGCTCGTGTGGGTCGCGCACCGCGGCCTCGGCCTGGACCTCGACCCCGAGCTCGCGGCGCTGATCGTCGGCGCGCTCGCCTCGGTGGCCGGCTACCTGGCGAAGGAACGCCGCGACCAGGACACTGCCGGGCAGAAGATGACGCTCGGCCGGCACCGCTACCCGCCACCCCCGCGCAGGCCACCCGACGACGCCGGGCTCACCACCGTCGAAATCCTGCTCATCATCATCGTGGTGATGCTGTTCGTCCTCGTCGCCGTTACCACCGGGGCACGAATAGACGTGTGACCGATGCGCGCCCGCCACCGCGCACCCCACCGCGACCACCTGCTGTTCTGGCACCTGTTCGCCATCGCCGCCTGGGCGATCATCGGGCTGATCCTCGCCATCAGCGTCACCCGCGCCGGCTACTGACTAGAAACTAGAAACTAGACGTCCGCCCCGCTGTCCCTCCTCCGAGGGGACAGCGGGGCGGCTTCGTCATGCCCGGGGACGGTTCACGGCATCGAGCGCCCGCGCCGCGACGATCGCCGGGTCGGCCATCACTCGCGCCCGCGCCTCATCCCGGACATCGGCCGGTAGGCGGTCGAAGGTGTCCTGGTAGCAGGTCCGCATCATCCGGTCCCGAATGTCCTCCGGCATCGCCACGAACACCGTCGGGTGCATCGCTCCGGCCATGTCGCGGAGCAGGATCGCCGCCATCAGCAGCGCATACGCGGCGTCCACCAGATCGTTGCGTTCGATGTCGGTCACGGCTTCCATTCCTCGCGGAAGTTTGGGTGGTCGGCGTGCCTCGCGGCGATTGACCTCAGCAGGACCCGGCCGGGCCTCACCGAGGCCGCGAGCGTCACACCGGCCCGCCCCGCCGCATACCGCGCTTTCATCGCCTGCCACGCGAGCGTCCCCGCGACCCGCCTGCGGGCCTCCTGCGCGTCCGGCGCGAACTCCGCGCCGCACAGCGCGAGGATGCGGCGCTCATCGGCGGTCTCCTCCTCCGCGAGGCGGTCCCGCAGGAACTCCACCAGCTCGTTCACGGCTTCCACTCCTCGTTGTAATCGGGGTGGTCCGCGTACGGCAGGGCGAGGTTGATGACCGCAATGTGAAGACCTGAGCGAACGCACTGGGTGGACCAAGCCATGTCGTTCTTACCGGACGCGAGGAGAGAGTTGATCTCGCCGTCGAGCGCAATATAGGCGTCCACGATCCGCCGCTTCGCCTCGACCTCGCGCAGCACGTGGGCGGGGTCGTGGGCGGACACGAATGCTAGTTCGGCTGACTCGGAGCCCCAGGGATACGACGGGTAAGAATCCACCTCGTTGATGCATGCCCTCGCCAGCCGCTCGCGCTCGCCAAGCCGCGCGGTGAGGAACTCCACCAGACCGCTCACGGCACCTCCTCCGCCCACTGCTCCACCCACGTCGGCTTGTCCATGCCCCGGTCCGCCACATGCGGCCCGGCGTGGCCTAGCCGCAGATCGCAGCGGATGCCCAGCCGGTGCCGAGCCGGGCACCGGTCCCATGGCCACCGCGACCACCGCAGCCCAGACAGGTCGATCACCGGACCAGCCTCTCGCGTGCCTCGTCCGCGCGGGCGTAGTGTTCGCAGGGCCACGATACGAACCGGCGGCGGTTGGAGCAGGCCCAGCAGACAGCCTCCCGTCCGTCGCCTGCGAGGTCGACGGGCCGGTGCGCGTCCATGACCAAACCGTTGAGCCAGACCGCGATGCTGTCCGGGTGCATCCTGCGCAGCATCTCGCGCAGAAGTTCCCAGAACAGGTTCAACCGGGTCACCGGACCACCCTCCCACGCCCGTTATGCGCGACGTTGTGGATCGGCCGCTCCGCCCGGATCGCCGCCTCCTCGGCCGCATCCGCCGACTCGCGGTCCGGGAACCACTCCGTGCGCCGCTGCACATCACCCTCCATGAACGCCCGCAGGTCCGCGTTGTGCTGCGCCTCCCGCCGCAACACGTCGTACGAGGTCCCGATATAGCCGGGCGGCCCGATCGGGGGGCAGGTGCAGGCCGGGTACCAGCGGTACAGCGCCCGCCGCCTGCTGCGGGATCTCAGCACCACCCGGCGGCGCTGACGCAGCCTCGCCGCCCGCCGCCGTGCGTGGACCCGCCGCAGCAGCCGCCACCACCGGCGCACACCCCGCCGCCCCGACCCGCTCGACACCAGCAGCGCCGCGGCTACCGCCCACGTAACCGGCTCCGTGAGCAGCGGGGCCAGCAGCGGCCACGCGGCGTCCAGCATCTCGACTAGCAGCGCCTCAAGCTCCCCGTCGGTCACGACGCCGCCCACCGGCCATGCCCCGTCTGCGCGGCCACCCCGTCGTCCCGCCACGACGCCAGGCGCCGCTCCACCGTCGCCCGCGACAACCCCAACTCCTCGCCCGCGGCCACCAGGTCGGCGGTCTGCGCCCCGTCCTGGCCGGCTGAACGGAGCCGCTCCAGCAGCCGGTCATCCGCAGACGGCGACGGCTCCACGACTGGGCCAGCGGTCGGCACGTCCGCGCCGCCGGGCCGGGCGTGCTCCGCGGCCGTCTCCCGGCGCTGCGCCTCCGACACCCAGAACGCCCGCGCCAGCCTCGGCCGCGACGACAACGCCGTCCGCGCGTGCAACAGCCCAGGCTTCGACGCGTCGAACCGCGACGTGTCCCACCCGTCATCCAGGGCACCGTCGCCGAACACCACCACCGAGTGCGCCCGCTCCCGCACCCGCAGCCCGATCGTGTTCGCGAACTGCCCCCGCACCTGCGGATCCACCACCACCACCGTCGGATACTGCGTCGCCGCGTACACGAACACCCACGCCTCCCGGCCCATCAGAGCCAGCTGCGCCAACGCCTTCTTCGCCCGCCCCGAATCCTTCAACCGGGCCAGCTCGTCGATCACCACGATGACTGCCCGCTGCTCCGCGGTCGGCTTCCAGTCACCGGAGTCCATCGCCCGGTACCGGGCATCCATGTCCGCCACGGCCTTCTCCAGCATCACCACCGTGGACGACACCGAGTCGGCGAACTCGGCCGCCGCCGGCCGCCAGTCCCGCATCTGCGGGCTGCCCTTCAAATCGGCGACCCGCACCTCCGCATCGGCGCAGTACAGCAGCGAGGCGATCAGCACATGCTCCACCCCAGTCTTGCCCGCATCAGTGGTACCGGCGATCATCGTGTGCCGGTGCAGCGGCACCAGCAGATCCCCGCCGTCCGCGTACACGCCCAGCGGCGCCGGATCCCGGACCGACCGAGCCTGCGGACCGGGCCACGACCTGATCCTCGCCAGCGGGTCCCGCAGCATCCGCCGCACGATCAGGAAACCGCCGGTACCGGTCCGCTGCACCGACACCGACCCGTCCCGGGCCCGCCACGTGTTCGTCAGCCGGTCCGCCAACTCGTCCAGGTTCCGCCCGGTCTTCCCCGGATACAGGGTGACCTTGACCGCCCACCCGTTGCGGTCCGCGCCGACCACCTTCGCGGTCGACCGCTCCAGCTCGGGGACGTACCGGGCGGTGCCGGTGTCCCAGTTCTGCGCCACCTCGCGGGCGCGCTGCCACGACTTGGCGGCCTCCTGCCGCGGCACCACCGTGGCCTCGTACCAGCCGGTGACCGCCCGCCACCGGGCCGCACCCGGTACCGCCGGTACCGTCCACTGCCCGGACCAGCGGTCCCGGGCGCCGCGAACCACGGCCACGGCGGCACGACGGTGCCACCGCCACACCGCCCACCCGCCGCCGGTCCGCTCGCCCCGGTTCAGGAACACCACTACCGCGGCCAGGACGACGCCGTACCAGCCGACCGCGATGAGCAGCCCGTACCACAGGCCCGCCGCGAAATCGGCCAACGCTCATTCCCCCCCGTCAGGAGCCGGGCTGCCAGCCCGCCGGGGCGTGCCCGGCCGGCACCCCCCACGCCTCCCACTGCTCGGACACCTCGGTGAAGCTGATCCCGCAGCCGCCGCAACCACTGTCCAGGGACGCGGTCATGTGCATGCACACCGGGTCACCGCTGCCGTTCATGCGCCCACTCCTTTGCTCGGCCACGAACGTGTCGACGTCTTTCTTGTTGCCGCTCTCATCAACACCGCCGCGGTAGCCCTCGACTTCGCGAAGCTGCCGCAGTCGTTCGAAGCGCGGATCGCCATCGAACATCAGCGGATGCCGAACGAGGCCAGGAACGCCGCCGACATCGTGTCAGCCGACGCCACCACACCCTGCCCCAACGGGATCTGCGCCAGCAGCAAGCCCCACCCGCCGAGCAGGATCAACTCCCACGTCTTCGTCTTCTTCAGCTTCCAGGACACGAAGATCCCGGCGGACAGCGCCACCAGGACCACGGTCAGCGCGACAGACATGCGATCACCCCTTCAGTGACTCGCCGTGGCGGTGAAACCATCAAGATCGTGCGGCTCGCGCGCGCGCGTATGGCTACCTGTCTGAGGGATTGAGGGAACTGAGGGAACTCACGCACCGTTGACCCCTCTCGGCCTGCCGCCGCATCCACCTGAGCCGCATGTCGAGCAGGATGTCCCGCGAGCGCGGGCGCGACGGCTCCGTCAGCGTCAGGTAGTAGTCGATGATCCGCAGGGCGGTCTCGGGGTCGGTGCGTGGAGTGACCCCGATGGCGATCTCGGCCGTGTTCCTGGTCATGGCGTGCTCCCTCCGTGTCCGTTACTTCCAGTCGCCTCGAGCTGGCGGCGTAGCTGCTGCGCGGTGGTCTTGCTGATCTGCAACTCCCGCGCCCACGTGGCGAGCGACTCGCCCTCGAGCCCGCGGGCCCGGATCTCGGCGAGCCGTTCGGTGTCGCTGCGGGCTCGCCCGTTCGGCGCAACCCGCTTGGCCGGCCGCGTTCGTTTGGCAGGCTGGGGGCGGGTGCCGGCGGCGACCGGCGCCAACGCGGCGGACCCAACCCCCCCGGGGCCGCCCACCCCGCCGCCGGCACCCGCAGACGCCGAGTTCGTCGCGAGTTTGTGTTTAGGCTCCACTGATTTGTATTTAGGCTCCACAAACCCGGCGCGGCGGATCATGGACAGTAGCGTCTCCACCGACCACACGAACGCCACCGCCGGCCACGCCGCCACCACCCTGGCCAGCACGTTCGGTTCGGCAGCCGCCACGTTCGCGCCCAGCGTGGCCACCGCCCCCAGCCCGAGCAGGCACCACGCCAACCGCGACGCCGGACGGCCCGCCCGGGAGTCAGCCAGCAACCCCATCGACCCGGCCAGCACCGCACCGTCGACCGACAGGGGCAGCAGTACCGCCGACAGCGCCGACTCGCCGACCCGTACCGCCACCTCGTGCGCGTGCTGGTACGACACCACCGCGGCGACCGCGGCCACCGTCAGGACACCGGCGACGGCGAGGCGGTGGGCGGTCCGGTCGGTATCGGCGTACCGGCCAGGGTCGGCCGGGGCGGGCGGCGGAACCGCATCGGTGAATCCGCCCGTACTCGCCGGCCGGCCCTGGGGTTCCATCCGCCGCACCTCCTCGTGTGCGATCCTGCGCGGTACTTCACCATACGCCGATACCGCAGTACCGCAACCACGGGTACCGTCATACGGGTGAAGGACGACCCGCCCCGCGGCCACGGATACCGGCAGATCGCCGCCGACCTGCGCGCCGACATCATCGGCGGCAAATACCGGCCCGGCGACGAAATCCCCTCCTACCGGGAACTCGTCAAGACCTACGGCGTCGCCGACCTAACCGCCCGCCGCGCCACCGACGTCCTGAAAACCGAGGGCCTCGTCCACGCCGACCGGCAACGCCTCGTCGTCCGCGACACTCACCCCCCCGTCACCATTTGGATGACCCATACCGACTCCGCCGGCCGCCGCCACGGCGCCTCCACCGACGCGTTCGTCACCGACCTGCGCGACCAGGGCCGCGAACCCTCCCAGACCATCGACGTGGCCATCGTCGCCGCCGACCACCTGATCGCCGACCGGCTCGAGCTCGACCCCGGAACCACCGTCGCCGCCCGCCGCCGCGTCCGGCACGCCGACGGGCAGCCCCTGGACGTCAACGACTCCTACTACCCGTACGAGCTGGTGCAGGGCACCGAGGTGCTCACCCCCGGCGACGTGGGTCGCGGCATCGGCAACGTACTCCGCGAACTCGGCCACGAGCAGGTCCGCTTCGTCGACGAGATCACCACCCGCACCGCCGCCGACGACGAGCGCCGCCGCCTCGACGTGCCCGCCGGCACCCCCGTCATCGAACACGTCCGCACCGGGTATACCGCGGCCCGGCCCATCCGGGTCACGATCACGGTCGTGCCCGGGGACCGGGTGCGGCTGCTGTACGAGGTCGATGCGTGATGATGATGGATCACCCCTACTGGCAGGTGCCGCACGAGCCATGCCCCACGTGTGGCCGCACCTACGGCATCCCCGTAGACGTCCCGGGCAGGTGCGGGGTGTGCCTGACGGGGCTGAGCCTCGACGGCCGCCCGGTCCACCCCGTCCAGCGCGGCGGGCGCTGGGTGTCGCCGATCACCGGGGCGGAGTGCGCTCAGCTGCCCGATGGGACATGGACGATCCTGATCGCCTGGCCGGGTTGGTCGCGCGAGGATCAGGTCGCCGATTGCGCCGCTGCTCGGGCGCGAGGTGTGTGGTGATCATCCGCCGGGCCGCAGCAGACGACCTGCCTGCCGTCACCGCACTGATCGGCGAAGCCGCCGCCTGGCTGGCCGGCCGCGGCGTCGACCAGTGGCGCACCCCACCCGGCCCGGACCGCATCGAGGTCAGCATCAAGGCCGGCGACGTGTGGATCCTCCGCCACGCCGACACCCCCGCCGCCACCGTCACCCTGGACGACTACGGCGACCCCGAATTCTGGGAACCCCACGCCGCCGGCGACGCCCTCTTCATGCACCGCCTGGCCGTCGCCCGCACCCACACCGGCCGCGGCATCGGCGCCGCCCTCGTCGAATGGTGCGCCGAACAAGCGTGGCAGCGCGGCAAATGGTGGCTGCGCTGGGACGCCTGGAAAACCAACCCCGGCCTACTCGCCTACTACCGCCGGCTCGGCGCCGAACACGTCCGCACCGTCGACCTCGCCCACCGCTCCTCCGGTGCGCTCTTCCAAGTCCCCGCCAGGCCGATGAGCGTCACCGCCCGCGCACTCATCCGCGAGGCGTGAGCTGGCTCGGATGACGGCTTCTGATGATCTCCTCCAGCGCGACCCGATAGATCGACTTCAGCTCGCGGCGGCTTTCCGGCTGGATATGGTCGGTGGCCGCTTGCCACCATCCCGGTCTGCGCTCGCCGGTCTCCACCCAGGCCAAGGCGGCGGCCCGCTCCCCTGCCCGGAACTCCGGCATGTCGTGATGGCACGGGAAATGGCAGAGCGGCAGCACGTTGGACAGGTCGTTGTTGCGGGTATCGCAGAAGTCCTCGAGATGCGCCGCGTCGAGGAAGCGCTGGGCGAGCCGCCACGTCTTGCGTCGCCGCCGCTCCGCGTTCCAGTCGGGATGCTCCTCGCGGAGGGCTCCCACGTCGTCTATGGGCGGGAGCCATCCGCATCGGAAGCACGACGGCTCGCCGAGCCCGATGAACCGAAAGTAGGCGTCGGGCAGCTCGTCGGACGTGCGCCAGCGCACGGCGACGTCGTAGAGGCGAAACGTCTTCCGCGCTCCGGCGGGTGAGCCAGACATCTGCATGATCCCCTTCGGGCGAACTGTTGGCGTCCGCGTAACGTCGCGTGCGCGAAGTTTCGGCAGAGCCTACACTACCCGCCGTGACGACGACCCAGAACGCAGCCATCTACGTGCGGATCAGCGACGACCGAGCGGGTGCCGGGCTCGGCGTCGCCCGGCAGGAGAAAGACTGCCGCGAGCTAGCGAAACGCCTCCGCTGGCACGTCACCGACGTCTACATCGATAACGACGTCTCCGCCTACACCGGCAAACCCCGCCCCGAGTACGACCGGCTCCTCGAGGAGATCCGCGACGGCACCGTCACCCGCGTATTGGTCTGGCACACCGATCGGCTGCACCGCAACAACCGCGAGCTCGAGGACGTCATCGACGCCGCCGAGCTGCACGGCACCGTCATCCACGGCTACAAGGCCGGCCCGCTGGACCTGTCCAACGCCTCCGGTCGGATGACCGCCCGGATCCACTGCGCCGTCGCCCGGGGCGAATCCGAACACAAGGCCGAACGGCAGAAGCGCAAGCACCTAGAGATCGCGCAGAAGGGCCGTCCCAACGGCGGGCTGCGGCCCTTCGGGTGGGACGAGGACAGGATCACCCTCCGCCCGACCGAGCACGCCATCATCCGCGAGGCCGCCCGCCGACTCCTCGCCGGCGAGTCGCTGCGAAGCGTCGCCGCAGACCTGAACGCCCGGGGCGTGGCGACCGTGACCGGCAAGCCGTGGTCCCCAACCGTGCTCCGCGCCATGCTCGCCCGCCCCCGCATCGCCGGGCTCCGCGAACACAACGGCCAGATCGTCGGCAAGGCGACGTGGCAGCCCGCGCTGCCCAAGACGACCTGGCAGGAACTCCGCGACTTCTTCGCCGACCCGGAACGCCATGTCGGCGCCAACACCCGCCGGTGGCTGCTCACCGGCATCGCCCAATGCCCCGCCGGGCACCGGCTCACCACCCGAATGGGCAACCGCAACCGGCCCGAGACGTCCCGCACCTCCTACGCCTGCCCGACCTGCCGCATCTACCGGGCAACCGAACCGCTGGACGCGTACGTCACAGAGGCCGTGCTGCATCTCCTGCGACGGCTCACCATCGAGCCGACGCCGACCATCGATGACCGCCTGGCCGCGGAGATCGAGAGCGTGCAGACCCGGCTCGAGGAAGCGGACGACCTGTTCGCCAGCCTCACCATCAACAAGGAGCAGTACACCCGCATCAGCCGCAAACTGCGCGGCCGACTAGCGGAACTCGATCGGCGCGCCCTTCCGCCGCGACGACGCCGCCTCGTCAAGGGGCTCGCCAAGCCGGACAACCGGGCCGCGTGGGACGCGCTACCGCTGGACCGGAGACGCCGGGTCGTGGCCGAGCTGATGGACGTGATCGTGCACCCGGCCGGGGTCGGGCGACGGTCGTTCCGCCCAGAGACGGTGGAACTGCGCCCGCGCTAGATCCTGCGCAGCAGCCTCTCGAGAAGAGTCATCACCGGCCCAGCAACAACACCCTCACGAAACACCAGAATTTTCCCCGTCTCGCGGTGCACGAGTGCTACGGCGTCGCGGATCGGCGCGGTCGCCACCATCAACGGTCGGCCCTCCATCACAAAACGACCCAGCGAGAAGAGGGATGGCGGGCCTTGTCTCCGCTGACTCGCTGGACACGGCGTGTTTACGCCATCTCTACCGCGCGCTACCCCGTTGGCGTTACGACGTATGCGCAATTTTTACCGTCGGAGCCTATCCACCGTTGTTTGCCGGGCGGAGCCGACGCAGGATCGCCCGCAGCTCCCCGTGCAAATCGTTGATGGCGTCCAGCCTGTCGAACGCGTCATCCCACGTGATCTCTTCGCCGAGCACGTCCGCGAGCGAGCGGCGCAACGCCTCCGGGTCAGTGATCTCCTCGTCGCCCACATGAACCACGTCGCCGCCACCGATGTCCACCTCAGCTGGCACCGGCGACACCTGCCCGCCCTTGCGTAGCCGGTTCAGATCGCCGCTCGACCAGCGCAGCGCCGCCTCGATCGCCGCGCGTTTCCGCGCCTGCGGCCATCGTTTCCCGGATTCCAGGTTGCGGATCGTGCCAACGTCGACGCTGGCACTGTCGGCCAGCTCCTGCTGAGTCATGTCGAGCGCACCGCGCCGATCGGCTACGAGGACGCCGACTTCCACGAGATCACGACCGTCCGCCACGGCCCTCAGCATGACAGAAAAACCGGGAACTTCCACGGCTCTACCCGGTTGTGCGGCGAGCCGCGTTATGGTCCCTGACCTGCGACTTAATGATTCTTAACGTTTCTTCTTGACGACTTCGCTACTCTTCCCTACTGTTCACTACATGGCAGTAGCACGGCTCAACGGAGCCCGAGTCAGAGCGGTCCGGGAAGTGTTCAACATCACCCGAGCTGACCTCGCAAAAGCCGTCGACGTCACGGACGGCTACATCGGCCACATCGAGACCGGGCTCAAGCAGCCGTCCCCGGCTGTCGCCCGCCGCATCGTCGACCACCTCCTCATCGCCGTCGATGAGGGCCTCATCACGTACGCCGCCACCGATGAGGCCGTGGCATGAACCCGGACGACGTCGAGGAGGGACTGGCCGTGACCGTCACATCCGACCGCACCATCGCCGGCCGCTCCTGGCAGGGCGAGCAGGGAACCGTCTACTCCGCGTTCCTCCGCGGCCAGATCGACGACTGGGTGATTGTCCGCATCGGCGACACCGACATCGCTGTCCGCCCCGACGAAATCGAGCCCGCGTCGTGACCCCCGAGCAGCTCGACCGCATCCGCGCCGCCGCTCGCGCCGCGGTCGACGGCTGGCCGCCGCTGTCCGAGGCGCAGCAGCGACGGCTGCGGGTCCTCCTCCACGGCGCCGACGAATTGCCCGCCCCGACCGAGGCCGCGTCATGACCGCCGCCGATGTGACGGCCCGCGAGTCCGCGTGGATCGATGCGCAGCTCGCCGACGCCCCCGAGATCACCGAGGAACAGGCGCGGCTGCTGCGGCGCCTGTTCGACGACGCGCCCGCCGAGGCCGCGTCATGACGTACTGCCGAACCGTCCGAGGGGAGGGAACCCAAATGAGCAGACGAATGAAGTTCCTCACCGCCGCAGTAGTGGCGTTGGCCGCCGTGCTGGTCGTGTTCGGCCCGGCCATCGCTCGCGCCGCAGACCAGTCGTAGGCCACGCAAAAGGGCCGGTCCGCTTAGCCCGGACCGGCCCAACGCGGGACTCACCCGCACCGCAAGTACAGCACACGGAAGGGACTCACCGTGAACACCACACCCGCCGCCACCGCAGAGTCGATCGAGCTGGCGAAAGCCCAGCACCTGGCCAAGGCCATGGCGCGGCTGCACCCCGGACCGGGGCTGCACGGCGTCACCGCCGCCACGCCCACCCCGCCCCACCTGTACGACGTGGTCCGGGCCACACCCGCCGACCACGTCCTGTGCTGCTGCTGGCACGGCATCTGCGAGCACCCCGACGACATGCTGCACCACCTCGACGACCCCGGCCCGCACGCCCTCACCGACGACACCGGGATCGCCGTCACGGCCGGGGGTGTGCGGTGACCGCTGCCCTGCTGGTCGCCACCGCCGCGCTGGCGCTCGTGCTGCTGGCCGACCGGCGGCGCCTCACCCGCAAGCTGGCCGCGGTGCGCGCCGACCGAGACCAGACCGCCGCCCAACTCCTCCTGGTGGACGCCGCCCGCCGCGCCGCCCGCGCCGACAACGCGCGCCTGCGGCAGCTGCTGGCTGGCACCGAGGAGACCATGCGGATCGTCCACCGGCAGCTCGAGGCCCGCGCCCTGCCCTGCCTGTCCGGCCGGCCCCTCGTCCTCCTGCCGCACCCCGACCAGCAGACCGGCGGCGGTGAGGCGTCGTGACCGGCATCCGCCCCATCGCCGACTGCTGCTCCGAACAGACCACCTGCCCGGTCTGCCTGGACTGGCTGTGCCCCGACCACAGCGGCGACTTCGACCGCGGCGGCTTCGTCCACTGCGAGTACCACGAATGCCCGACGCATGGGGACTGCCACGAGCAGGCGTGCGGACACCTCGCCTCGTGTGGGGGTGCGGCGTGACCGCCCCCACCGCGGAGACCCGCCGCGCCGCCCTCGACGCCATGACCGCCGACGAGTGCCGCATCGCCCTCGGCTACCTGCTCGACCGGCACCCCGACGCGTTCGACGCCGCCGCCAACACCATCGCACGGCGACGCCGCAACAGGGGAGACGACGATGCCTGACCTCGACCACATCCTCGCCGACCACGCCACCCGCGCCGCCGCCGACCCGGTCGCCTACGAGAAGACCGAGCACGCCTGGGTGATCGAAGCGAATGGAGCTCACGACCCGGACGAGCTCAAGGCGCTCGTGGTGGCGCTTGAGCAGGAGGTGGCCAAGCTGCGCGCTGGTGTCGTCGGCCCCGCGCTGCGGGCCGACTTGGAGGACGTCGCCAAGACCGCCGAAGCCGTCCTGCACCGCGACTTCGAGGGCCGCGGCGACAGGCACTACCTGGAAGGCGTCCACGACGGCATCGCCTGGGCGCTCGGCTGGAACGACCCCCCCGACCTGCCCGAACCGCTACCCAAATGCGCCGTCTGCCGCGACGAGCCGCCGGTCGGCAGGCGCTGCCCAGGATGCCGGGAGTGGTCCTGATGACCGTCACCACGCCGCGCAAACGCGCCGCCAAAAAGACCACGCCCACCGGCGCCGCCCGCATCCCCAAGCGCTCCCAGGGCTTCTACCGCGACCCCGAAACCGGGGAGAAACTCCGCTCCGTCACCACCATCATCAACCAGGGCGTCCCCAAGGAGGCGCTGATCTTCTGGGCCGGGAACATCGTCGCCCGCTCCGCCATCGACAACCTCCCCGACCTGGTTCGCGCCTCCATCGACGCCGCCAAACGCGAGGAGATGTACGACTACCTGCGGCGCGCCCACACCCGCAAGAAAGACGAGCGCGCCGACATCGGCTCCGCCGTCCACCGGCTCGTCGAAGCGCACATCCTCGACCAGCCCATGCCCGAGGAGCTTCTCGCCGACGAGGAGATGGCCCCGTTCCTCGAGCAGTTCCTGCTGTTCGTCGAGACGTGCGAGGTGACGTTCACCGCATCCGAGATGGTGGTCGCCAACCCCGGCGAAGGCTACGCCGGCACGTTGGACTACATGCTGCGCTCCCCGTTGATCGTGAAACAGATCAATGCTGCGCTCGGCAGTGACATCCCTATTGACCTCGACCTACTCGGGGACACCAAAACCGGGGGCGAGCTCCACGAGACCCTCTACGACGGCAAGTCCCCGAAGGGCGTGTACGGGGAGGCTGGGCTGCAGATGGCCGGGTACAAGCACGCCGCCGTCTGCTGGCTGCGCGACGGTTCCAAGGTGCCGATGCCGCCCACCGCCGACGTGGGGATCGTGCTGCACCTGCGCCCGGACGGGTTCCGCGTCTACCCGGCGCTGTGCGGCGACGCCGAGTACCGGTACTTCCTGCACGCCAAGCAGGTCGCCGAATGGACCTCGCAGCACTCCAAGACCGTGCTCGGGCAGCCACTCGACCTGCCCGGCGTGACACCGCTGAGGAAGAAGGGGGCTGCGTAGCCCATGGCTGTCATCGACCTGCAACGCCGGATGCGCCAGCTCGGCGAGATCCGCATCGGGCACGTGGTGCCCACCTCCAACGGCAAGACCCGGCCGGAGAAGCTCGACCGGTTCCGGTTCACCAGCCCGTCCCAGGCCATCCTCGGCGACGTCGCGAAGGCGTACGGCGGCCAGGTGAAGGAGTGGGATCCGGCCAACGGCGGACCCCGCGAGTGGGAGGTGTACACAGACAGCCACCGGCTGCCGGTCATCATCCCGCCGCTCGCCGTGACGCAATGGTACGAGCAGTACGCCGGGTCGAAATGCGTCAGGCGGTGCGACGGGCGCATCGAGCAGAAGTCCGACAAGCCGTGCCTGTGCGACCCGGAGCGCCGGAAGTGTTCGCTCACCACGCGGCTGAACGTGATGCTCCGCGACGTCCCGCCGATCGGCCACTGGCTGCTCACCTCCCGCGGCTACTACGCGGCGGTCGAGCTGCCGCCGGTCGCCGAGCTGCTCGCCAAGGGCGGCGGGCACGTCCCCGGCTGGCTGTCCGTCGAGGAGCGCCGCATCGTGCGGGAGAAGCCGGACGGCGGCACCGAGACCGTGCGGTTCATGGTGCCCACTTTGGACATCGATCTGGCACCGGCGCAGATCCTGTCCGGCGGTGTCGAGGCGGCGGCGCTGGGCGGCGGGGACCGGAAGGCACTTGAGCCGGGCGCCGGTCCGCGTGACTGGCAGGCGGAGATCGGGGGCGCGTCGTCGCGGGATGACCTGCTGCGGATCCGGCAGGAGGCCGCGAAGGCGGGCGTGCCGAACGGGGAGGAGTTCGATTCCTGGCTCGTCACTCGGATGGCCGAGATCAAGCAGCAGTCCGATCCGCCGCCGGCCGGGAATCTCGGCGCGCAGGCGGACCCGGAGGCGGACCGGATCGGCGTGTGGCAGCAGATCCTGGCCGCCGCCCCGCCCGGCTGGGGGCCGGCCGACTTGGAACGCGACTTCGCCGAACGCAACGGCGGCCTCGTGCCCGCCACCGCCGAACCCGCAGAACTGCAGGGCTACCTCGAGCAGCTCCGCGAGGGCGCGATCGCCGCCGAGACAGTCGAGGGCGAACTCGTTGACGAGAAGGTGCCGTTTTGAGCGCCTGGCACGAGGGTCCGATGCTCGCGTACGACTGCGAGACCACCGGCATCCAGGTCGAGACCGACCGGATCGTCACCGCGTCCGCGGTCGAGCTGTCGCCCACCGACACCTCGCAGTGGCAGGTCGTCCGCGACACGTGGCTGATCGCGGTCGACGTGGATATCCCCGAGGCCGCCACCGCGATCCACGGGGTGACCACGGCGCATGCCCGCGAGCACGGCCAGCCCGCCGCCGGGGTGATCGACCGGGCCGCCGGGGAGCTCGCCCTGGCGCTCACCCACGGCGTGCCCGTGGTGGGTATGAACCTCAGCTTCGATCTGACGCTGCTGGACCGGGAGTGCCGCCGGAACCGGGTGCCGACCCTCGCCGACCGGATGGACGGCCGGCCGGTCGCCCCGGTGCTGGACGTGCGGATCCTGGACAAGCACGTCGACACCTTCCGCAAGGGTTCCCGGAAACTCGACGCCCTGTGTGAGACCTACGGGGTGCCGCACGATGGGGCGCACGACGCCTGCGAGGACGCGCTGGCCGCCGCCCGGGTGCTGTTCCGGATCGGGCAGATCGGTGCCGGCAAGCGCCGGGGGCGCATCCCGGAGGTGGAGCAGGCGTGCCGCAGGCTGGCCGCGCTGACCCTCGACCAGCTGCACGACCTGCAGGTCGAGTCGGCGGCGGAGCAGGCCCGCTCGTTCGCCGCCTATCGGGAACGCAGCGGGCAGCCGGTGCCGGACGACGTCGAGGGTGTGTGGCCGGTCCGCCCGCTGCCCGCAGTCGAGGGGGCGGCGTCGTGCTGACCCGCGAGCAGGCGGTGGAGCACCTCGCCTACGTGCAGACCGCGATCGCGTGTGTGGACGCCTGCGACTTCGACGGGCTTCAGGAGGTGCTGGACCTGCACGCCCTGTTCCGCCACGTCACCGAAACCGGGCCTGATGATCCTGCCGGGCCGGACCGGCTCGCGGAGATGCGCCGCTACGTCGGCGCGGCCCGCGTCTTCGCCCGCGCCGTCGACCAGGTCAGGTTGGAACGAATCCAGCAAGAAGTAGCGCCGTGACCCTCGGCTGTCCCTACTGCGATCACGTTGAGGTCGTCTCCCTCGAGGATCCCGACGCTTCCCTGTCTGACATGTCCAGTCACCTGATCTGGCGGCACAACAGCACAGACCCGGACGACCTCGCCCGGATCCGGGTCGACGGCGAATTGGAGGAGGAGTTGTCGTGACCCGTCACCTGCCCGCGCTCGCGTTCGCCGCCGGCACCCTCACCGCCGGCTACGCGATCCACCACGCCCGCGTCCGCCCACTCGAACGGGAACTGCAAGCGGAACGCGCCCAGCGGCACCGCGACCTGCTCGCCCAGTACGGGCGGCGCATCCCCGGCCGGGTCCTGCCCATCAGGGGCACCACGTGAACGCCCTGCCGACCTGGGACAAGATGTCCGAACTCGACCGCGGTGCCGTGCTGCTGCACCTGTGGAAACGCGAACGGGAAGGCGCCTCCTACGCCGTCTCCGACTATCCGGCCGAGTTCTTCAACGACCCGCAGCTGACCGCGCTCGGACCGGCGGACGCCTGCCGGCACGCCGTGTACGTGATCGGCTCCTACAGCCGCGCCTGCGACCTCCTCGGCGACGACGAGGTGGCCGCGCTGTATGAGCTGGCGCTCACCGCCGACCGAGACCGCGTCCTGACCAGATTGCGAGCCGAGTCGTGAGCGCCGAGACGCCTGTCCCCATGTTGGGCGCCAGGCTCACCGGACGCTACGACGACGACCGCGCCTTCACCGTCGAAGGCTGCGTCAACTACGAGGTCGCCGTCACGTTGGGCGGTTCCGAGCCGCTGTTCGTGGACGCTCTCGACCTGCTCCGCGTCGTCTCCCACGTCGTCCTCGACCTCGTGTACGGGCCGAGTCCCACCGCCGATGACGAGGTGCCGTCGTGAGAACCATCTGGAAGTACCAGCTGACGACGACAGACACGCAGACCATCAGCATGCCCGCCGGTGCCAGGATCCTGTGCGCGCAACTCCAGCATGGGACCCCTAACCTGTGGGCCGAGGTCGACCCGGCCGCACCACCCGAACCGCGAACCATCCGCATCTACGGCACCGGCAACCCCGCCCCCGACAAGCCCGGCCAGTACGTCGGCACCTACCAGCTCTACGACGGCGCGTTCGTCGGCCACGTCTACGACCGGACCGAGGTGCCGTCGTGAGCGCCGAGCTGCTGCGCGAGGCCGCCCGGCTGATGAGAGAACGGGCCGGGAAGGCGACACCCGGGCCGTGGCTCGCTAACGTCCTCGGCTCCGAGGGTTACGCCGTGACAAAGGATCGCGACCTGTCTGGACCCCCACGACGTCGCATCCGGGTGGCGCGCTGCGGCCACGAGGACTGGGACACCGACAAGCACAACGCCGAGCACATCGCCTCCTGGCACCCAGCCGTATCCCTCGACGTGGCCGACCTGCTGAAGCACGTGGACGGCCTTCCGCCGGTCAGCAATCGGGACTGCGTCTCGCTCGTGGGTCCAGATGAGCCGTGCGGCCAATGCCTCGCCTGCTCGGTGCATTGGCTGAGGAACGCGGCCACATCACTCGCCCGCGCCTACCTGGGCGGCATCACGTGAGCGCCGACGCGGCCTACATGCGCGAATACCGCCGCCGCCACCCCGACTACGTGAGCAGGCAACGCGCCGACAACCGGGCCCGGCAACGCGCCTACACCCGGCTCGCCAGACGGCACCTCGCCGACTTCTGCCGACTCTACCTCGAAGAACGCCTCACCGAACACGCCCGGCTCGCCGCACAGGCAGCGGAGGGAACGACGTGAGCGACCACAGCGCCATCCAATGGACCGAGGCCACGTGGAATCCGGTCACCGGATGTTCCAAGGTCAGCCCCGGCTGCGACCACTGCTACGCCGAACGCCTCACCGAACGCTTCCACGGCAAAGGCTCGTTCGCTGAGGTCAAGCTGCACCCGGACCGGCTCGACCAGCCGCTGCGTTGGCGTCGCCCGCGCCGCGTGTTCGTCAACAGCATGAGCGACCTGTTCCACGAGTCGGTGCCCGACGACTACATCGCCCACACCTTCGCGATCATGGCCGCCACGCCGCGGCACACGTACCAGGTGCTCACGAAACGGCATGGTCGTATGCGGTCCCTGCTGTCCTCGCCGAAGTTCCAGGAGAAGACCGAGCCGTGGCGCGTCGTCGGCGACAACGTGGTGCCCGACCCAGGCTGGCCGTTGCCCAACGTCTGGCTCGGCGTGAGCGTGGAGGACCAGCATTGGGCGGACATCCGCATCCCCACGCTGCTCGACACCCCGGCCGCTATCCGGTTCCTATCCTGCGAACCGCTCCTCGGACCCGTCGATCTACGGAATCTGCGAGCCCGCAACGGGGCGCTCATCGACTGCCTCGCCGGTGATGTGAAGGACCCACGCGACCAAGCGGTGTACGCCGCTTGTCCCGGCTCCATCGACTGGGTCATCATCGGCGGCGAGAGCGGACCCGGCGCGCGACCCATGGAACTCGACTGGGCCCGCCACCTCATCGAGCAGTGCGCCGCCGCCGATGTCGCTTGCTTCGTGAAGCAGCTCGGCTCCGTGTGGGCCCGCGGCCTGTACGGCGACAGCAAAGGCGGCCACTGGGACCTCTGGCCCGCCGACCTGCGGGTCCGCGATTACCCGCAGACCGTGGCGGTGGCGTCGTGAGCGCCGACGCGGCCTACATGCGGACGTACCGCCGCCGTCATCCCGAATACGTACGCCAGCAGGTCGCCGACAACCGGGCCCGCCGCCGCGCCCTCGAACGACTGGCCCTCGCCCACGGTGCCGAGTTCTGGCACCTGTACACCGAGGAACGCAACGCCGAACGCGCACGCCTCGCCGCACAAGCAGCGGAAGGGGCGACCGCATGACCGCCCCGCCGCCCACCAGCCCGGCCCCGCCCGCGGAGACAACAACCACGGCGATCCCGCCGGCGGGGCCGAACAATCTCTCTCCCCCGGCAATCCCCCCGGCCGGGGGAGAGACCCCCACCATCATCGGCGGCGCGCTGTGAGCAGCCGGGAACGCGCCAAAGGCACAGCGTGGGAGAGCGCCGTCGTCCAATGCCTCCGCGCCGCCGGGTTCGTCCATGCCGAACGGCGCGCCCTGGCCGGCGGACGCGACCGCGGAGACGTCACGGGAGTTCCGGGTTTAGTTGTTGAGTGTAAGAACGGCGCCCGGCTCGACCTGCACACCTGGCTCGCCGAAGCCAAAGCCGAGGCCGCCAACGACGGCGCCCAATACGGGGTCGCCTGGGCCAAACGCAAAGGCAGACCGGCCGCCGCAGACGGCTACGTGTTCATGGACGGCGCCACCTTCACCGCCCTGCTCGCCGCCGCGTACGGCATCCACGACCAGTCGGAGGCCGCGTCGTGACCTTGTTCAACGAGCCCGACCGGCCGCCCCCGCGCCGGCCCCGCGACGCCGCCCCCGACCGCGAACCCGCCCGGCTCCACCACCTCTACCACCGCGGCACCTGCACCCGCTGCGGCGAGCCCTGGTCGATGGCCGGCCGCCGGGCGCCCTGCACACCCGCACCCGAAAGGACCGACACCCCGTGAACACCGTCACCGTCGGCACCGCCGACCTCCGCCAGGCCCTCTCCTCGGTCGCCCCGCACGCCGACCCGGACCCCGACTTCCCGCCCCTGCACCGCATCCGACTCCAGGGCGACCAGGCCGGCATCAACCTGACCGTCACCGCCACCAACCGGTACACCGCCGGCCACGCCCTCGTCTCCGTCGAAGACGACAGCGCCGACGAGTACGCCGAGGAGCCGTTCCGCGTCGACATGTCCCCCACCAACGTCAAAGAGATCCTCACCCTGTTCAAAGGCAAGGCCGGCGCCGGCGACGAACCAGGCGACACCCTGCGCCTCGACGTCGACGACAAGCACACCCGCGTCACCGACACCTCCGGGCTGTTCGAAGGCAAGGCGTTGACGCTGCCCCGCTGGCCCGACGAAACCAACTTCCCCGACGTGCCCGGCCTCATCGCCCGCGCGCTCGCCCGCAACGACGACGGGCTGGCCGGCGTCACCATGACCATGACCGGCGACGGCGACCTGTTCCACGGCATGGCCGAAGCCCTCGCCCACAAGGGCCGCCTCGTCGCCGACGGCACCAAGGTCGCCCTGTTCGCCGCCGCCGCCAAAGCCTACGAACAGCCGCTGGTCATCGAACCCACCGGCGAAGGCAAGGCGCTCGTCATCTCCTGCGGCGAATCCTTCCTCGGCCTGCTCATGCCCATGCGCCAAGACGATGAGGGCGACGCCAGACACGCCGCGTGGCGGGCCGCGTGGCTGCGCAGACTCCCAGAACTTGCCAGCACGCCATGACCGAGAAGCCCACCTCCTACGTGCCCCGCTCGATGGGCGCAGAGTACGGCCACCACCTGGAAGGACCCGCCACGGCCGACCGGCTGCGCGACGACATCGCCACGGCGTTGTTCTATGAGCACGACGGCAAGCAGGTGTTCCGGTGGGCCGATGCGCGGGTGGAGATGGGCCAGGACTTTTACATCAGCGATGTCATCGACGCCGTCTACGCCGCCGTCCGGCCCCACATCGACAAACTGACTCAATCCCACACGCCGGATTTGGTCGACTGGCAGCTACGCATCACCAGGGCGCTGTGCCGAGACTGTGACTCCAGGGGCTTTCGGCTCAACGACGGGCTCCATGGCGGCGGCCTGTGCGACCACGGCAGATGGTGGACCGAAGCAGGACGCATACTCGACGGCATCCGGCCCGAACTCGCACGATTGACGGCCGCCATCGACGCGCTACGCGCCCGCGCCGAACAGGCCGAGGACCGGCTCGACGGGCAGGCGTGGGAAGACCTCACCGCCGAATGGGACGCGCTCCGCGGGCAGCTGGCCGACTCGGAAGACGCACTGGAGCGCGCCAAGACCGAGGCCCGCATAGCTATCGCCCAGCGGGACCGGTGGCGCGACGCGGCACGCGAGGCCGACCAGCACATCCAGGCCGCGCGGGAGCTGTGCGACGAGGCTGTCGCCGAGCGCGGCGAGTACGAGCGGCTCGTACCGGGGGAATCGCCGCAGCCTGCACTCGTCAAGGCTGCGGACATCCACCGCGCCCTCGTCCAGCCCGAGAGGGCCGACGAGCCTGCTGCGCCCGTTGATCTGAGTAAGCCGCCGCCTGGTCCACCACAACCACCGTGGCCGCCCGAATGGAGGCCGAACGCATGAGGGACCGGG